ATGCCAGCCAAGAAACACCCGAAACGGGAAGAGTTTGAAGCTCAGCGCGGCGAGTGGTTAAATGACCTGCCACCCAACTACGCTGGTATTGTTACGCACTACCGGCCTGACCTCAACAAACGTCGCATTTGGGACGTGCGCCACGGCAACATTGTGGATATGGATATTCTCGGGGAATTGCGCCGCGTTGCCCGCGAGGCAAAGGCCGCCCGCGCTGTAGCCGCCTAATGTCATGCCGTGCGCGTGTGGGTGCACCAAGTTGGAGAACCGCGACCTGCAACTATGTGCGTCTTGCAATAAGGCCAGGAGAGTAGCAGAGAGGCCCGTAGCAATTAAGGAGCGCAAGCCCTTGGCTGTCATGTCAGCCAAACGAACGGTAGCCTTGAAAGACCGACGGGTGGCGTACCGGCAAGTGAAGGAGGTAAGCACCTGTTGCGCGGCCTGTGGCACCACTCGCAACCTTACTCCGAGTCACGTGCTGACGCAAAAACAGTTTCCTCAACATGCCGCCAATCCGCTGAATATCGTGGTGTTATGTGGGGACCGTTGCCACCCACTATGGGAGCACAATAAGACTCTGTTTCGAGAGCTGTGCCCGCAGGTATGGGAAATAAAGATGAACATCATGCAGGTACTAGAGCCTGCTTACTACTTACAGTTTAAAGACAAACACAATGCGTAAACTCTGGAACAAGCTGGGAGACTGGGTATTTTCTTACAAACGCCCAAAGTGGTTTCGTGACCATATAGACCTAGGCAAGCGCGTCACCATTTTTGGGGCCAATGCCATGCACTTTATGGTGACAGTGCGCACCAAGCGCTGGGGCGTTGTGTCGTTTCGGCTTATCAGCTTTGATAAACGCTTCCCACTTAGCCTGTACTGTAGCCCCAATGGTACACCGTGGGCGTGCACATACTGCGTTGGGCTGGGGCCGCACGAAAAGATTCGTTCGCTAATGCGTCGGCTCAATTTTGGGCACAATTTCAATTCGTGGGATGATGCCACCTATGAACAGTTGCGCAAGTTGAACGACAAGCACGACTACCTGACCAAGTACAAATCTGATCTTGAATATCCTGTAACAGTATAGCCTTATGAACAACAAACTAAAAACCCTCGACTACAACGGCACTGGTATTGTGTTCACCGCGGATGGGTGGTTGAACGCGACTGCTTCAGCTCAAGCCCTAAGCAAGTCTGGCTTAGAGAACTTTCTGCGGAGCAAAGAATACTTAGAGTACGCCCATGAGGTAGCAGAAGAATGCTCTGTGAAAATTACAGACCTTAAAAAGATAGTAATGGGCAAGGGCAAAGAGCAGGGCACTTACCTGCATCCTGAAATGGCTGTCGTATTTGCTCGCTGGGTATCGGCTAAGTTTGCCCGTTGGTGTGACAAGCAGATAGCCGCCTTAATTCGTAAAGCTCAAGAAGCTCCAGCGAAGAATCTAGCGTTACGTACGCGGCGCCTTGAAAAACTAGGCCGGCCTGCTGAAGTAATAGCCGCCCGTAATGAAGGGGTAGCCAGCCGCCGGGCCTTCACCGATAAACTCGCGCAACACGGGGTGCAAGGATTGGGTTTTCGCGATTGTACTCGCGCCCTGTATTTCCCCTTGTTTGATGGCAGCACGGATGTTATTCGACAAAAGGTAGGAGCTCCAGATAAAGCAAATGTGCGTGATTATATGACGCATACGCAGTTAGCTGCCGTAAGCTTGTCAGAGGCCATCTCAGCCGAAAGAATCCAAAAGGAGCGGTCCTACGGCAATAATGCTTGCATAGAAACCTGTAATCAGGTAGGGAAAGAGATAGCCAGGTTAGTTGTTGACACCCGGCGAGGCCTTTCTTCTTGATTTGAGAATCAACATTTGTTGAGAAATGATTTGCAACTTCTAACAAGTGTTGTATATTTGAATCAACAAACGTTGTGACAATCGGAACACGCTTCCCTAGAGACTAAAAGACCCATGAACAACTTCCTCACTCTTCCCCGCCTGCATGCCGCCCTAGAAATCGCTAAGGGTACCTACTTGGAAACCTGCAATGCCCGCCGCGCTGGTCGCGCAACATGGGCGGATGTGCGGGAAGACGGAGATGCATACGGCCGCATACAAGCGGTGTACGCGAATCGTCATGAGCGGGCTTATCTGCAAAGCGTCTTCGCCTAATGTCTTGGGAGCCCGAAGATGGACACTGCCGCTGGTGTGGTGGTGGCCTAGATGATGAGTACGAGCAAGACGCTGGCGTCTGCTGCTGGTGCCGAGACCGGGAAGAAGAAGATGAGCGGCTCTGGGATGACGACAGCGAAGACGACCCGATCAACGAGCACTACAAACAGCACGGGTATTTCTAACCCCTCCTACACACAAACACTGCCACCGATTCACTCACCCATTAGCCGAACGAGCTATGAACGCTAAGAAATTCCTGATGTCTACTGCCATGATGAGCCTAGCGCTGGCAGGGGCTACACATAATATCCCTGGCACATCAACGCAACGAGTGGAGCCTGATTTAAAACCTGGCCCGCTGGACTACATGGATACTAATGAGTTCGATCAAGCCCGCCGCGCTAAAGCCGCCGCCAAACGAGCCCGCAAAGAAGCTAAGCGCTTAGCCTAACCCCTCCTACACACAAACACTGCCACCGATTCACTCACCCATTAGCCGAACGAGCTATGCCAGTTTATCGACGCCATGAACTAGAGGTGCTGCTTGACCAACTCGAAGCAGACCGTCGGGACTTAGAACGCTTGAGAGATCAAGAGCGCCTAGACTCCCTAAGTGAAGCACTAACCTTCCTAGGTGCTGCTATTGACAGCATTGTGGAAGCGCTTGCATAATGTTCACGCTTTTCGGCCGGGTCGCCAAAGCCAAAAGCCTAGGCGACCTACTAGAGCAGGAACGGCGACTCTACAGTCTGTTGCGCGAAACGACTAACGCGGCCATTCATCGAGCAGATAGTCGCATTGTAGACTACCACTGCCACTACGCTCACAATTGGGGCAACGCCGCTGCAAAACAGGAATTAGAGCGCGACTACACTCGGCTTTCAAAGATACGTGGGGCAATGCGCCGTCATATCGCTGCCGCAAAACGCCACTAAGCCATAACGAAACCGCCCCGGCTGCTGGACACAACCGAGGCGATACTTCACTCTCTTAACTACTGCAAGATAATGCAACCCCTCGATTTCTACACCACCCCCGCCCGACCAGTAGGGCCGATTAATCCGGCTGAATTACCAGTAGCCGACGCCGTGCTCGAAGCCGCCTGCTTTGACCTGCTGCCCACGGAGCGCCGCCCGGTCCTGTACCGCCGCCTGACGGACCGCTTCACCCACTTAGCGGAAGAACTCTACCACCGCCTATTCGATGAAACACCGCCGGCTCCTGCGCAGGAGTGCCGCGTGATTCCCTTCCGTCAAACTGCCTAACTGATTACGACTATGAACCACACAGAGAAATTCAACGAGACGGTAAGCATTCTAGTAAAGGCCTATTTGAATGGAACGCTATTAAAAGGCAACTGCTGCGCCTGTGCTGTAGGCAACATCATAGCCAGTAAATCAGGCCTAGATGTGCTCTTGGATGAAGATGCTGACTCTGGGTACATAAGCGCAGCATGGGGTGAGGATAACGTGCTGCCTGAGTGGGGGAAAGTATTCAGCACTTGCGACGGGCGGCAGCGAGTAACACGAGGCTTCTATAAAGGCGTGGCCGCTGAGCAAATTGAGGTTACAGGTTATCAGCTCACAGAGTTAGCACGCATTGAATTAGCTTTTGAAGCGGCTGCTAAGGGCCGCTCTGACAAAGCTCAATACGCTGGCCTTATGGCCGTGGTAGATGTACTAGCCTCCATTCACAGCATCGACCTCGCCACGGCTACCGCTTCCAAGGCCCTGTTTGTAAAGGCCTAGCCCGATGGATGCCCTAGACGAGTTGCGCCGCCACCCCGAGCTAAAACAGCAGGAACGGGACTGGCTAGACTTCCAAATCATCCCAGGCCCCGCTACCCGCAAGATGGTCGCCTCCCTGCTTGCTGCCATTCTGCGCGATAGGGTAGAGTACTTCCATCCCGAGCCAGGGGACTACCTCAAAGCAGGCCGGGACCTCCTGGAAGGTCTGGTGCAATCGGCTCACCGCGACGGCCTGCTCACCGCTGGCGAAACCCGCCGGGGCTGGGTTAAGGCCCAAGAAACCTTCACGCCTGACGCCTTACTCGCCCTGTGGGGAGAAACGCGCATCGCCTTGGAAGGTCGCCGCCGGGCCGAAGCCATGAAGCCCCTTACTGATACTTCTTCTCTCGCTGCTTAACCTCCCACCACTATGCTTATCACAACTTCTCAAGCCCACTACGCTCAGTATGAAGCCTATGAGGCAGCATACAGCCTAGTTATTGGTACCGGTAACGCTGCAATAGCCGCCAAGCTCCGAACGCTAGCTACGGAATCCTGGAATGCGTACCGCACGGCCTGGAATGCCGAATGTGATGGGTTCCGTACGCGGGCCTTGCCAGTGCTCACCGACGAAGAGGCTCTTACCTATGCAGTAGTAGGGGAGGTGTTTCACGTGGAGCTATCAGCATGAGCACCTACCATGCCGGCTTGCGGTGGGTACGGACAGCCGCCACTCGTCTAGGAATTAGCCCCGAAGAGTATGCAGGCTACCTCAACGAGGGCAAGAAGTTCTGTGGTGGGTGCCGCCACGTACTGCCCCGCACGACGCAGTACTTCTATACCTACTTCACGGCGCATGATGGAATGAGTAGCCAGTGTATTGCCTGCTCTTGTGCCGCCGCCGCACGCACCACTACCCAGCGTCAGTGCCCCGCCAATCCGCCCAAGCCGCATCCCGACTACGCAGTACCCAGCCTGCGAGACATAGTAGCGGCGGGTAAGCAGCGCCACCTCGCGCTAGGAGCCGCCCCGCCCACGCAACCCTTTTAAACGAAAACAGCCGCAGGGCGGAATCCTGCGGCTATTTACAAACGAGTACTTACTAGTTACAAAGATGCTACAAGAACAGGAATTAAACGACATGCAGGCGCTAGTAGATGCTGCTACGCCTGGCCCGTGGGGCATAGGTCGTTGGCAGCATGGCAATGGGCCGTGGGCGCCCATAATTTCCGTAGAGATTGGTGCTCCTGTTTGCCGATTTGATAGGCATGGGCGACCAGATAAGGATATTGCTGATAGCGCCTTCATTGCCGCCGCCCGCACGTTCGTACCCGCTGCCATTGCCCGCATTCGGCAACTAGAAGCACTACTTGGCAACCACGAAAGCAGCCTGCAAACCAATCAGGTATTGGTGAAGCGGTTACAGGCTGTACAGGAAGTAGTTGACAGCCGCAAGGGCGAAGCCATGCGGGACTACAAGCAGGCACAGGAAGATTCAGAAGAATCTAAGGTTGCCGCTGCCCGCATGATGGAAGTGCAGTTCGTTGGCCTGGCCTTGGAACCCACTGCACCACAGCAGAAAGGAGGGGAGAACAATGGCTGAAGCAGGTTTCAACAGCATAACGGACGTCACGCTGAAGATTAAGACTGAGTTCAAAGTCCGCAACAGAAGGGTGTATCTGCCTAACGCGACCCCTGCTGAGTATCACGCCCTCTGTGAATTGCTGCACATCATAGCGCAAGACCCTGTTGGCTCGCTGGAAATATTACGCACTGCACCTGTAACCACCACCGACCATGTGTAAGCCCCGCAGTGAATTCATAGCACCCAAGCCCGAGCATGTGCAGGCGTGGGACCGCATCCGGGCCGTGACGGGCCAACCCCCACTGCTGCAGCCCACACCCCCGACTGTTTGCACCGCCTGTCCCACCTGTAAGCACCGCCAGCCATGAGAGTATTGGTAGCCTGTGAGTATTCCGGCATTGTCCGGGATGCGTTTACCGCCGCCGGCCATGAGGCTATGAGCTGCGACCTACTGCCCACTGAGTCACCTGGTCCTCATTATCAAGGAAACGCGCTTGATGTGCTGCACGATGGATGGGACTTGATGGTGTGCCACCCACCCTGCCAGTACTTAAGCCATGCGGGCACCCGACACTGGCACGCTCCAGGACGCGCCGAGAAGAGGAATCTGGCAGTAGAATTTGCTATGGAACTTTACAATGCTCCGATTCAATACGTGGCAATGGAGAACCCTAAAGGCCACTTAGGCAGAGCGTTTCGGCCACCAGATCAATACATCAACCCCTTTCAGTTCGGGGAGCCGGTTCGCAAGCGGATAGGGCTGTGGCTAAAGGGGTTGCCCTTGCTTGAGTCAACTGAGAATTTGTTACCCCCGCCTCCAGTGCTTACACAGCATAGGAAGATAAGCGGCAAGGTGAAGGCCCGGCACTTTGTGGAAACAGCTACCGATTGGAAAACACGCTCCAAATTCTTCCCTGGTATAGCTGCTGCAATGGCTGCCCAGTGGGGCGACCCGGAACGATTAGCCCGGTTGGGCAGACAACAACAACTCTTCGCCGCATGAGCCGCAACTACTATGGCCTGCCGGGTGGGACACGCAACCCATTCGGCAGCACGGGCCACCGGGCTAAATCGGAGCCCTCACAATTCATACCCAAGCAGGACTAGCCATGAAAGTACCCCGCATCTCTATCGCTACCACGCTTGCCCAGTTAGTTCCCACGATTCAACAGGCTATCAAATGAAAAAGCTGGCATTTCGCATTGCCCCTGGCGGCCCAGGCTATGACCGCTGGTGCGTCTTTAAATGGACCCTCTATAGTGTCCTGGTCTGGTTTCTTCTAGGCTACGTCCTATTTGACCGCCCGGCCACCCCGCCGGAGCCCCACTACTCGGCCTTTCGTTGGATACAGCACTAAGGAGCCATGAAACAGCCCCGCTATTCCAGCTCCATCCGTCATAGCACCCGGCGGTTTCCGACCCCTGAGCGGCCCTTGCTTGACCGCATCCTAGCCCGCGTGAAAGAAGATGTCAAAAACACCCACGATTACGACTGGTGGGCGGCGGGTGTCGCCACCGTTGGTGAACTCAGCAAACTGCGCAAAAAGCTGCGAGCAGCGCACGGCTAATGTACCTGCCTACGCCAGCCGAACTCCATACACTCGGCTTTCAAACCGCTCTGTCCACGGCCGGCATCTGGATTCATAAGGATGCCGACCTGTGGGTAGTCCTGATTGACAGCGCCGCCTACACCCTCTCTACGGACCAGTACAAGCGCGGCACCCACTACTGTGCTGCTACCCAAACCAAGGCCAGCTTCTACACCGCTTTGTGCGAGGCGGCCCCGCAGTGGGATTTCAAAGCCAAGAAACTGAAAGACACATGAACATGCTCTCTACTAGCAGCAAACCGCTTACGACGGTGGCCCCACGGTTTGCCTGCACCACAACTCCCGCCCCGCAGATCAAACCACAACGGGTGGATACTCTGAGTGAGACCCAAGGCCGCCGGTTACTGCTCAATCAGCTGCTCATAACTCACCTCGAAAGCAATACCCAGCGGCTCCTAGACGAGGGGGTATGGCCTTCCAAAGAAGACAAGCTAGTGAACGCGCTCGGCCACCGCATTGGGGAGCTATACGAGCGCTACTACAAGCGCAATGGCGCCGAAGAGGTGGACTGGCTCAACAACATCATCGGCCTGAGTGAGGGAGCCACCATTAGTATTCTGGCCCTGGCTATTGACGGTAATCCCATCAAAACGCAGCGCTTGTCTCAACTCCTTATTCAGCTGGCCCAACTGGCTGGCACTTATTCAGAAGACTAACCATGCCTACTCTAAACGATACCGCCCGCCGTCAGAAGCGCCTCAGCTCCGGTAACACGAACCCTGCCTTAGTCATCAACAACGCAGGCAAGAAAGCGAATCTACCGAACCAGAACGGCCGCTTGGACGAGTTCCTGAAAGCCCTACCCTTTAAGCACGAGCTACGCCAGAAGTACCTACGTCTCTCGCAGCCTGGTAGTGCCCCTGGTAGTGCCCCGAAGAATGTAAAAGAACTCCTAGCCGCTAAGTAAGCCATGCAGACCATCGACCTAGTAACTCTTATGCCCCGTGCCCACGAAGCGGCTAAAGCGAAAGGCTTTTGGGATGTAATGCCAGATGGCGGCCAAATGATGATGCTGGTTATATCAGAGCTGAGTGAGGCACTAGAAGGCCACCGCAAGGGCCGTAACAAGCCAAGCTGCATAGTAGATTATAGAACCAGCACAGACAACCTCAACAGCTTAGGAGTCGGAGTTCGGGAGTTCAGGGCTGATGTATTTGAAGCTTTTGTAAAGGATACAGTTGGTGATGAGATAGCTGATGCTTATATACGTCTGTGCGACTTATTACAGGGCTACAATGGTCCTGTAGAACAGATAGTTGGCTTGCTCACACGCGTACGAGTTATGCCTGATTTCGCGGACGAGTTACCAGCCAACTTCGGGGGAGCCTTGCTGCAGATTACCAGCGCTCTTATAAGTATGTACGAGGCGGTAGAAGAGGAAGAGCTTGACGAAAGCATAGCAATGGCAGCAATGGCCTTTCATGGCATGGAGCAACTAGCCACCCGTGAAGGCATTGACCTAGCCACCCACATTGACCTGAAGATGCGCTATAACGCCACCCGGCCCGTCCGTCATGGCAAGGCCTACTAAACCCCTCCTTCGTCACACCCGCACCGCCCGTCCGGTGCGGGTGTACGTGAAGCTGCTCTATCCCCGGTCTGATGCCAGGGTACGCTGCTGCTTCCGTCGCCACTAGCCAGCGGTAGCGCGGCGCAACTGGGAGCAAGTGAAGAACCGATTGAACCGAAAGCAATGAATCAGCTAGCCTTATCTTTTGATACGCGTCCTGAGTGGTACATGCAGCAACGAGAGCAAGTGGCGCTTATGGACTGGCAACGGCGAATGCGTCAACGCTTAGCCGCCAAGTTCCTAGCGAAAGGATGGCGAGAGGATGTACCCAACAATCGCTTTGTGAAAGAGCCGCTTGAGGCCCGGTTTGCAGGTAGGGAGTTGCTGTTCTGCTTCACCATCTGGGTAGGCAACAAGCCAAAAGCCTGGAACTCGCATCACCGTCTACCCCTTCTCTAGCCCCTCCCTTACTAGGTCTTCTCGGGGAGGGGGAGGACGATGAAAGTAACTCCATCAATCGTGATGTGCTCCAGCTTACCCGCGTCTATCAACTGATAGATATAGCCCACGCCTACGCCCACTGCTCCGCTCCGCTTTACATAGGAACGAGCATAGGTGGAAATGAGCTGCAATCGGTCGGTGTCGATGAGTGGCATAGGGTCGAATACGTGACTGACCCGCGAAAGTAAATTATTCACTGTAAAGGTTTGTAGTTTACTGCAAAGGTAATACCTTTATAGTAAGCAAATCAGATAGTACCCCGGCAAGGGTCTTTTGATTACCGGCTGCCATCACAGCCCGCACCCCCTCAAAGCGTTTGCCGACGCTCTATCCGAGGTGCCCCGCGCCAACCATGATGGAGGTTGGCCGGGGCATTCTCATTTACCGGCAACAATGGAACAGAAACGCCCACTCTTTCCCATCTATGATATTATAGAACACTGGCAGGCGTTTGCTTACAGTGAGCCACTAGTACGCCCTATCCATCATGCCTTGTATTATGCACTGGTGCAGATGTGTAAGCGCCGCGGTGGCACCCAGCGGTTTAACTTGCCTTACACCGACGGGATGCAAGCCAGTAATATTGGCTCTCGCAACACCTATCTAACCGCCTTGCGGGAATTGGAAACCTGGGGCTTTGTCGAGTACACCCCGGGCGCGAATGGCTTAAAAGCACCTATAGTACATGTCAAATTTTGCGCATCTGCTGAGCATCTGGTTGACATCTACCGATACGCTAGCTGCGCATCTGCTGATACATCTGCTGAGCACATTATAAAAGAGGTTAAAAGGTTAAAGGACGAAGGCGAAGAAAAGGGCGTCGTCATTGAAAATCTCCAAAAGGAAATTCTTCAACTGAAAGCCCAACTAGCCGCCCAACCTTCTAAAAGCCCCGACCCAGCCAAGCAAGTTGCGGTGGCGCTGACCGACCCCGCCGACGAACAGCACTGGAGCGAAGGCCCGCTTACCAAGCCTAGAGCCTTCCAAGCTATCTGCGAACGGCTCGGCTTTCTCGACATCGATTTCGAGTACTACCGTCGACAAGCCCTGATTGCGGCGGAAGATAACAACATCAGCCGCACGATTGCCCAGTGGAACAGTTGGGTGCGCAACTTTTTCGAGTACCGCCTGAAAGCCGGCCCCCTGCTTAAACCTACCTCCGGCCAAACACTGCCCTCGCAGCCAACGCCGAAAGACCAGCTGCCCAAGCCAGGCCAGGAGAAGCCCGGGCAAATCATCTACATCGACGGCGTACCCGGGGATCAGAACATGGACCGGATGAAAGCCGCCTCCTACCTGAGTCACTTCCCCGCTGCCGTCGTCGTGTCGCTGGCCTACCCCCAAAAGCCCTACCAGAACAAGCCATGAACTTACCCGACCCCAAAGAACTGGAAGATGCCCGCTGGCAGCAGGAGTTTGCCGGCCGGAAGGTAGCTGAGTTCGTCGCCTCGATGCGCGAGTCGCTGCAAGCTCAACCCGCCGACACGCCGACTGCCCGCGCCCGCTACGACCGCAACCTGGCCTTCCTGCGCGCCCTGGAATTCTTCCTGACCTCCAACGCGACCCTGCTTGAACTACTTGACCAGCGCGAAGAGGAAATGAACTTGGAAATGGCCGACGCCCAGTTCAAGTACACCCAAATGGGCCTAGAACGTGATTTCTTCCAGCGCGAAGCCCAATCCGCTACCGCCCGCTTCTACCAAGAGCAAGACCTGTTCAAGCTGCTACAGGGCCGTTTCACCACTACCGTTCCGACCGATGTCTAACCGCCACCGCTACAACCCCAACCCGTTGGCGGCGCTGGACCCGGCCCCGCTACCCGGGCGCACTGTGCGGCCCACGCCGACGGCGCCGACGACGGTACCGCTGCCCATCCAAACCCTGGAGGACATCCTAGCCGCCGCTACGGACTTCTACCTGCATGGCACGGGCAACGGTGAAACCACGCACTGGCCTTGCCTAGATGAGTTCTGGACGTGGCTCCGGAAAGAGATAACCGCCATTACAGGCTACGCCAACCAAGGCAAAAGCCGCTGGATAATGTCGGTAATGCTGCTCAAGGCCGTGTTTAGTGATTGGAAGTTCGTGGTGTGCATACCTGAAAACGAAGACGACTTCTACGTGGAAATGGCGGAAATCTTGGTGGGCATGACCTCCAACGTCAAGTTCTCCAACAACCGCATGAGCCTGGACCAACTGCAGCAGGCTATCCGCTGGCTCTATGACCACTTTCGCGTCGTAACCACTCCGGAGGGGGCAACGCCCGCTCAGCTACTGGACCGTTTTGCCGAGCTACACGCGGAAACGCCCTTTGATGGCTTGCTGATTGACCCGTGGAATCAGCTAACCCACGAATTTCAGAGCCGCGAAGACCTCTACTTGTCTACTCAGTTCAGTCTGCTCAAGCGGTTTGCCATCAAGCACAACATGGCCGTGATCATCACCGCCCACCCGGGCGGCGACGTGAAAGACAAGAACGGCAAGCTGCAGGTGCCTAACGCCTACAGCATCAGCGGCGGGAAGATGTGGGCCAACAAGTTTGATAACGTGCTAGCCGTGTTCCGCCCCAACTTCCCTGAATCCGATGTCGAGCTATGGATTCACAAAATCAAGAAGCGGGGCCGCGTCGGTAAGCCAGGGCAGCTCGACCTGCTCTATGATGTGAAGAAGGCCCGCTACTTCCCACAAATAGGCGACATGCAGCACCCCTTAGAGGCCTGTCAATTCAATGCCCCGGGTACGCCACCCTCTGTTCAACACTTCCCGCCGTCGGAGTTTGACCGGCCCTCTGTCACAGTCAACAACGAACCAGCTCCCTTCTAGCCATGCCTACCTACATCATTACCTCGCACATCGAATTTCCCTCCAAAGTGCAGCCGATCAAAACTGGCACTATTCGCATGGAGATACCCGCCGCCAGTGAAGATGAAGCCAAGATCAAAGCAATGGCCTTTATCACAGGCAAGACCAAAGTTGTGATTGAGTCCTGCGAGAATAAAGACCGCAAGGAAACTACGGAGGCCGAGCTAAAGCGCGTGATGGAGCAGTTCGGCAACCTGTTCGGCTAGCCCACCCCCTGCCACCCAGGAAGATTGTGAACGATAACGCTGCGTAACCATGACACTAGACGAACTGAAAGACAAGACGACCGCTGAACTCTCTACACGCCTGCATCATTTAGCCATCCCTGTGCTAGAGGCAAAGAAGAAGTACGACGCCCTGCGACTGGAACAAGCCCTCTGTCAATCTGCCCGTGAACTGCATACTGATGGGGTGTGGATTGGCGACTTCGTGCGAACCCAGGAAAAGCCAAGCATTACCTACCAGGTGCAACTAAGCGCCACAGGCCATGCGCAGTTGCAGCCTGTGGTCCGTGGCAAAGGTGCCGGTGCGCCCTTGCTGCTGTGGGAGGTTGGGCGGATTGAAAAGATTGACGCTGCCTAAGTGATGAAGAAACGATTGAGAAAGAAGCTAGGGCAAGGCGAGTTTCGCAGCCCTAGCCGGCACACCAAACGCGAGCTAGAAGCCAATGCACAGGTGTTCGCCTGTATTTCGGCCCTGATTGAGAATGTGGGCGAAGACAAGTTCATCAGCTGGATTGAAACGCATAACGAAGCGATATGACCACCCTATTCATCATCCTCTACTTGCTGCCCATTGTGCCCCTGTACATCCTAGCCCGCATGGTAGATAGTAGCGTTGGAGCCGCCCTGTTTTGGGGCATCCTCTGGCCTGTGTCCTGCATTGCGCTGCTTTATCATGCATTGCGCGACCTGCTCCACATTTAGCTCCCACCTCTCACAGTCCACAACGGAGCTAACCCCCTATTACGAGATACCCCAGCGCTATGAGAGACCTCACAAAAGCTTTTGTACACAGCAATCCATGTCCTACTACTCAACCCCCAACATCTCGCAATCACATGGAAGAGTTTGAAATCACAGGGCAAGACACCCTAATCGCAGTGGGTAAGTTCAACAACAAAGCAGAAGCAATTGAGCAGTTCCGAAAGGATCACCCAGGGTATAGCATCACCTCCATTAACGATCAAGAAGTGATTGGCTGGTATGAGTATTCGGGCCTTCCAGTGTTTGAAGATGACGACTATGTGACTGATGAGGAGGGTTGCTATTTCACCCAGCAAGAGGCAGAAGCGCTAAGGCAATCATAGTCCCCATTCCACACGGCCTAGCGCCACTACAACCCTACCCGATATGAACCGACTAGACGAGATACGCGAGAGACTACAGGCCGCCACCCCAGGGCCGTGGAAATGGGATGGTAAGACCGGAGGCGAAGGAGCCTACATGGTAGATTCCCCCGATGGTGAGCCTATCTGCCAAGTGTACGGCAATGGCTGGTGTGTGGAACGAGGGGAAGAGTATGGCGAGTATGACCATGCGCTTATCCTCAATGCCCCCACCGATATAGCCTACCTCCTAGAACAGTTACAGGCTTCTCAAGTAGAGATAACGAGGTTGCTAAATGCAGGGGCCAAGCACGAACATGAGTTGTGTGACATTCTTGGCCCCGTGCTTGGCTTCCCAACTGGACCCTTTGAGGATGTATGCGCTGACTGTGTGGGCGGCCCATGTGCCCAAGTAGAGAAATGCAGCGAGCAGTGTTTAACTGCCCCATATTGCTCACCTGAGTTAGCCCGCACTGTGGTTGAACAGCTCCACGCCGCACAGGCAGAGGTAGCGGGGATGCGGGCGTGGAACAGCAGGCTGCAACGTGCGCTATGGAAGAAGGATGCCCCATTAGGCAAGTATGAGACTCGCATTGCACAGGCATTAAAAGCCATAGATGCGCTGGAGTTGGATTACATCTTAGATGACAACACCTGGGAACCGCGCCCTAATGGCTTTAGAAACCAAAATGAAGTGGCAAAAGCCATTGTGAAGCAGTTTGGATTTCAGCCACCCTCGCCAGGGACGCAGGAAGGAGGGAAGGAGAATGGTTAGTCTCATAATTCTGGCCTTCGCGCTCTGGTTTCTTTACAGCGATTCGCACCGCACCAAGCGCAAGCCATGAACGCCCGCATTGCCGCCCAACTGCGAGCCCAGGGAGTAGACCCCGGCACCCTGCAACCACTCAAGCGCGGAAACAGCCCCGTAGCGCCCTCGCTACCGCCAGGTAGCCCAATCCCACCACTTACACCCGTAGGAGGGCAGGAAGGGGTGAAAAACAAGGGTAAAACCACTGGTCAGGAGTTACCCACCCTTCGCCCCCGGTTTCAGATAGCCACCCACGCGGGCTACCCCGGTCTACGCATGGTACTATGGGGCCTCACCGATGAGCAAGTACAGCACCTACGAACAGCTGCTTTGGGAATAGGGGTATTGGAACAGAACTAACAGAAACGAGATATGCTGATAACACTGCATTGCCATGTAGCCCTCAACACAGCTTCAGTTGATGAAGATGTTGAAGTAGAAGTACCAGATGAATTTGCTGACTGGACTCAAACAGAACAGTTTGAATACCTAGAAGATGAATACAACCAATGGCTAGGGTCTAACATGGATTCAGGATACAATTTTACCCTCCATGACCAGTAAACCACCCCGCACGAGCAACTATGATAAGCTGTTGCAAGTCTGCCTCGATCTACATGAGGAATACGAAGACCACAGTAAGCCCGGTGGCTACAAGCTCGGTAGCCACGACCCCGAAAATGCCCGCATCACCCTCTATAATGTGGAGAACACCCCAGCGGGATTAGCCACCCTTCGCAAGAAGTTAGATGCCGTGAAGGTCTCTTACCGACTGGTCGTGCTAGAACCCCACCGGTACCACAGCAACATTCACTTGATGGATATTGACGTATGAAACCACCCCACGGAATACAGGCCTTCCACGGCACCCCGCCGGTGACGGGTCGGCCCGCTGCTACACCGGCTCGGGTAGTACAGGTTGGCCCACCTGCAACGACCACCCCACCGAAACGCACCCACCTGACAGAACCCTTATTATCTGTCCGCCTCCCCAACCGCGTGACCTTATCGGCGGAGCTGGTCAAGCAGGTGAACGACGCCCTGCGTGGACCTGGGGAGACCTTGCAGAATCAGCGTACCCGCTTTGGATTAGCTAGTCCTGTGGAGCTTGTCCCCGCCGCCCGCAACCTCAGCGGCGTATGGTACTTGGATGTGCGGGCCACCGCGGGGCGTCGGCTCCCGAAAACACCGGGCAGTCGGTATGAGTTTGCCACCTCCCACCACCTAGCCCCAGGACACTTCTCCCGCCCAATGGCAATCGGACAACCTCACCAGATGCGCTCCCGCCTCTCCTTTCGCTTGGGAGAACAAGTAGTTCCTGGGTACTTCGCACTGGTTGCTATGTAGGTTATGAAGAACAGGGTATCGTATGGGTTAATAGACCGAGCGTTTTTAACCGCCTTCCTCAGAAATATTATCCAAGAAGCGGGGTGTTGGGTATGGAAGGGGTGGATGCAGAACGGAGTGCCTGTTTTCCGGTACAATTACATGTTGTTTTCCGCTCGCAAGACTTCCTATTTCACGTTCGTCTCAGCCAAGGGGGATAAGTATCAAACCACGTGCGGCAACCCACGTTGTATTCACCCTGACCACTTATCTATTTTAAATACAAAGCATTTCCACTTGGCTGATCTTGCACGGCAAGGGACTGGCTACCAGCAACGCAAAACGCACTGTCCCCAAGGACACGCTTTGACTTATGATAATATCGTTCAGGCTAAGACCAGTAAATATCCGAAGGGGTATCGTCGGTGCCTTATATGCTATCGACAGCAGCAGCTAGCTTACGTACACAAAAAGCGAGGCAAAATACCCCTTTAGCAGGTCTTGCCTCTTGCCCGCCCGATCCGTTCGACAACTTTCGCGGGTCTTGGCCCCTGCCTGCCTGCCGGGGCGGGTAGTTTCGTCTGTGGACCCGACAAAACCCGACACTTCAACGCACGCGCACAAGCCCCTCGCTGTTTGGCGTAGAGCCTTTCTGGCCGTACTTGCTGACTGCGCCAATGTCAGCAAGGCGGCGCGCGCCGCGGAGGTGAACCGGCAGTATTGCTATGAGTGCCGCGCCAATGACCCCTCTTTTGCTGAGGAATGGGACAACGCCTTAGAAGAGGCAACCGACAAGTTGGAAGAGCGCGCTTGGACCCGCGCCAATTTTGCCGATGTACAGTACAAGTTTACGAAGACCGGCGAACCGATTCTGCATCCCATTACTGGTGAGCCCTACTACGAGCATGTAGGCAGTGATACCGTACTCATTACTCTGCTCAAAGCCCACCGGCCCGATAAGTACAAAGACCGCAAGGAGGTTACTGGTAAGGACGGGGCTCCGTTGGTGCCACCAGCCACCGACCTCACTAAACTTAGTCGAGAAGACAAGCTAGCCTTGCTGGCTATCCGTCGCAAGTTGCAGCCGAAGGAGGGCGACAGCGAATGATGCTGGTTGCTGAAGATATTCTGCACGACATCCCCACGGAAGAGGAGTTGCTTGCCGACTTGTGTCGTGAGCGCTTCTACGACTTCTTCCTGGAGTTTTGGGAGACCATTGAAGCGACTGAGCTAGTCCCCAACTGGCATATCGAGTACATCTGCGACCAGTTACAGCAGGTGTACGAAACGTGGGAGCGCAAGGAATCCCAGCCCGACGTACTGATTAACGTCCCTCCTGGCAGCAGCAAGAGCACCACCGTTACCCAGTTGTTTCCCGCGTGGCTGTGGGTGAAGAACGCCGCTATCCGCACCATTAGCTCGTCCTACGCGGCAGACCTGAGTACCGCCCACGCGGTCAAAACCCGCGACTGCATCACCTCCGACAAGTTTCAGCGGGTGTTTCCGGGCTTGATTGAGATAAAGAGTGATGAAGGGGGGAAAACAGCCTACCGCAATACCAAGATGGGACAACGCTTCACCACCTCCACGGGTGGGCGGGTAACGGGTATGCACGGGGACTTTATCATCGTAGACGACCCGATTAACCCCGAAGAAGCCGAGTCGGAGACTACCCGTATCCGGGCCAACCGCTTCGTTAGCAAAACCCTCTCCACCCGCAAGACCAACAAGAAGCGGACCGTGACCATCATGGTCATGCAGCGCCTGCACGAGCTTGACCCCGCCGGGGAGTGGATAAGCAAGAAACCCGTACTGCGGCACATCTGCCTACCGGCCGAAGCCAGCGCGGATATCCGCCCACCCGAAGCGGTGCAGTACTACGTGGAGGGTCTCTTGGATGTCAACCGCCTAGATCAAGAAGCTATCCTCAAAGCCAAGCAGGATTTGGGGAGCTACGGGTACGCGGGCCAGTTCGCCCAACGTCCGAGTCCGGAAGGCGGAGGCAAGCTCAAGAAAGCGTGGTTTGGTCGCATCAGCTGGCCGGACTTCCTCGTGTTGACCAAAGGACAGCCGGTGGTGTGGGAGTTTGATGCTGATACGGCACTAACCAAGAAGCAGAAAAACGACCCAACAGGGCTGCAAGCATCCGCTTTCGTTGGTAATACGCTCTATATCCGCAAGTTTGAATGGGTCCGTCTGGAAATGGGCCCGCTGTGCCGTCATATTCCTGAGTTCGTCCAGGGGAACGGCTATGGCGCTGGGAGTATGCTCTACATCGAGCCCAAGGCTAACGGCATCAGCACCGTGCAAACCATTCGGGAAAACACCAAGCTCAATGTGGTAGAAGCGCCCCCTCCTACCGATGATAAAGTTACCCGCGCTAACAGCATAGCCCCTTTCTGCGAGTCGTTGCGCGTGGTGCTCATTGATGGCAGTTGGTGTGAACCCTGGCTGGATGAAGTGAGCACCTTCCCCAATGCCGCCCACGACGAAAGCGTGGACTTGCTTGGGCAAGCCATCCGTCGGCACATCACGCCAACCCGCAAAACCCGCGAAGCCCAATCCCTCTGATATGAAACTACCCGATATTGTCAACGCCGCACTACAGACGTTTGGGCTGGGCTCTAGCGGACTCACCAAGTACGATCAGAACTTCTTGCAACAGGTTATGGGGGAGAAGGCGTTGGTCGGATTCGATTCCATCGGCCGCACCAATCCGCTGTATCAGATGGTGGGTAATGATGCTACCTACCTCTCTCCTGAACAGCAGAAGCTACGCCAGCGACTCGTAGGACAGTTCGGCAGGGCTAATTCCTACTTCGCTACTAAGGCTGCCTCCCTGCCTTTGAACCTGTGGACTCGTGGAACGGATGGCAAGCCCAAGCAGGAGCCGTATGACGCCCCTCTGTTGGACTTGTTGTGGCAACCCAACCCCATGACGAGCTACAGCACGTTCATGTGGCAGATAAGCTCGTTCTGGCACGGGGAAGGTACCGTTCCCATTTGGGCTAACCGACTGGATTCCGGTCCCAACAAAGGCAGACCCCAGGAACTCTGGATACTGCCTCCTCCGTGTGTCAAACCAATGGGAGGGGGATACATGGAACCGGTTACGTCGTACCGCTATACCCCTGACCCCGCCAAGCCCAATGAGTATATTGACTTGGACCCGTCGGAGTTGTTGTTTCTAAAGAACGGCGCCCTGCCAGGAGAAGCCAGGGGGACCAGTACCGCGCAATCGGCCTACCGGGAAGTCACCACCGACAAAAGCACTTCCGACGCGCAAAACAGCTTAATGCAGCATGGAGGGCCTCCCGGTATTATCTCGTTTCCGCCGGATAAGGACACGGCTATCACGCTTTCAGCCCCGACCATTTTCGATATCCGTAACCGCTTTGATACGCGCTATAGTGGGCCTGAAAATCGGGGCAAGATTCCGATTGTGACGGAGAAGGTGGAGTTTGTTAGCACTGGCGCTACTGCTGTGGACTTGGCTATCCTAGAACTGCGCATGGCCAACTTCCGCGAAGTATGCGGCTGGTTTGGCTTTTCGTCGGTCCTGTTGGGCGACATGGAAGCCAGCACCGACAACAACTACCAGAACGCCCGCAAAGCCTTCTACACCGATGCGTTGGTTCCTTACGCCAACAGCAACGCAGGGGAGTTGTCGCGCTGGCTGTGCCCGTTGTTTGGCTATAAACCAAAACAGGCGTGGTTGGAAGTGGATACGTCTGGTATTCCTGAACTACAGGAAGATAAAAAGGCCGAAACAGAGCGCATAATGAGCATGTATCTGCTGCCGATTGAGCGGCGGGTAGAGATGTTGGGCGAAACCCCCGACCCGGCTTTCAAAGGCTACCTGATACCAGCAGGCTTGCAGTACTTCAAGAACGCACAAGAACTCAGCGAGTCCCTTACCGACGAAGGCCAGAAGCTGCTAGGCCGCTACAATGAATACCCCGGCGTGTCGGCAGAGTAATTGCACTATACTCACCCTTCGTCGGGTACTACCCCTGTAAATCTGGACACTTCCCACCGTATTAATAGGATAAAACGATGCCCTACCAGCCAAAAGAAGCCGAACTACTACAACTCGGCTTCCGCACCAACAGCCCCGCCCAGCCCTATCCCACCCGCGCCTACTTCGCTCCTATGCAAGGGTCGGACAACTACCTGACCCTGTGCCCACGGCCCGGCATGGAAACAGCCGTGGAGTTCACGGGCGCCAGTAAGGTCGTGGCCCGCTACTACATCCGGTCTGCGGATGATCTACGCGCCGCCCTGCGTGGAGAAGGACAGCGGGAGGCGTTGCCCAAGCACGGGCGGGCGTTGTATCACTCGTAACAGCTACTGAAATGAAAGTTATTCGAGACAACCGAGTAGAGAACCGCTTCACCTTCCCAATGCGCTTGACCTGTGGGCACTGCAAATCGGAACTAGAGGCGGATAAGTCTGATTTGAAGTATACCGATGACGACCAAAGGGACCCTGGGTATTACTACATCCCTTGCCCCTTGTGCAACACGCATAATGTGGTGAAGCCTGTGCCCATTCGTTCAGCAAGTGCCTTCTTTAACAGGTAGCCTCATGACCATGCCCTTCGATTCCCCACTAGAGCAGCTACTTGAAACGCACAGCGACGTACTACGCCCCCCTGTTAGGCAACCTCTGGCCGGTGCGCCCCTTCAAGGTGGAGCAGTTTGGTCCGCTGACCAAGTACACGTTAGGCGAAATGCCAGATGGAAGGTGGGCTATGCTGCACCGATTAACGGAAGCTGACGCAGGCAGCCCGCACGACCATCCGTGTGATATGGAATCACATGGCATACACGGCAGCTATTGTGAGCAGGTCTTTTGCCCTGGCCCAATGTTCAAACTATGGGGGCCAGGTAGTAGCCACCACATTGGGGCAGACTGCATTCACCGTATTACCAAGCTATACAATGAAGAGGTATGGACCTTGGTATTCGCCGGGCCAGTAGTACGACAGTGGAAACACTATCCTGAGCTAGGTTAGACAGTAGGGGGAGTAGGCGGGCCGTTGGGTTCGCGGGTGGCAGCGTCAGGTAGCACCACAAACACTTTCCCACCAACCTCTTCTGTGTCGGCCCGCTTTTCTTCAATGCGCCGGTACACCTGGGTAACAGAGATACCTTCCTTGTCGGCGTATTGCTTGATAGTCGCTAATCGGGCAAGGTACGCCTTGATGGCGGGGTCGGTAGTGGGCATCGGGTTCTGAGGTATTCGCAAGGTTTGGCGCATGAAGGTAAAAGTTTAACCGTTATAATTTGAACGTTATAAAGATAACGGTTATATTTGTTACGGTTACACTATTAACTGGTATGCCTGCATGGAAACAGCTATTAAAGAACGTCCTATCCTTTTCAGTGGTGCGATGGTACGCGCCCTACTCGCTGGCACGAAGACCCAGACGCGCCGGACCACTGGCCTAGACTTTATCAATGAAAACCCCAGTTGCTGGCAACGGCAGTGGGTACCTGCTAAGGATGGTAAGCACTGGCTGTTTACCTGTGGTGATGACCGTGTGCAAGTTCGGTGCCCTTATGGTGTCGAGGGTGACCGGCTGTGGGTGAAGGAAACTCACCAGATGGGCTTCTCCACCCACGTTTCAGATTGCGGCTATCTCTACCGTGCCACTGATGTAGACAAGCGCACCCACCACGGCGTGTACTGCTACGAAAAGGATGGCAAGTACTATGACCACTACGATAAGCAGTTCGTGTGGCGCCCTTCCATCTTCATGAAGCGCGTTGCTTCGCGCATCCTGCTAGAACTCGTGTCGGTGCGAGTGGAGCGGTTGCAGGATATATCCGAGGCTGATGCAGTAGCTGAGGGGGTAGAAGAGCATATCATTCCCGCTTTAGGGCCCGGCACTTGGGGTATGTGGAAGAACTACCTATGGTCTGAGAAAACAGTAGATAAGCAGGCCAAAGCCAAGTGCAGCGCAAAGGAAGCCTACGAAACTCTGTGGGAATCCATCAACGGCCCCGGCTCCTGGCAGGCCAACCCCTGGGTATGGGTCATTTCCTTTCAGGTTGTTAAATAAGCCACGGGAACCACGCCAATGCAACGCTACTGGATATCCTTTTGGGCAGACGACCCCCGCAGTATTGGAGGCGACCCTGGACATACATTCTTTTGCACAGGCTATCGGGATACAGAGGATGATAAGGGCACATGTTCCATGTGCGTTTTAGCGGAAGGAGAAAGCTTTGACGCTATCTGGTCTACACTCAAGAGCGACAAGTTTTACCCCGAGGCAGAACAGCGGTTTGCTGAAGCAGCTGATGCCAGCTTTAAACCTAATAGTGGTGGGCGTTTCCCCAGCTTGCTTCTGTGGCAAGTAGCAACGCCTCAGCAACCAGGCCCACTTGTGGCTTAACCTCGCCTTCCCTGTCACGAACGAAGGCGGGGTTCACCTGTAACGCTAACTGTACTTACCCCCTGTAGTCATGAACCTCTTCTTGTACATCCTTGGTCAAGTAAGCCTGTTCACAGCAGGCATAGTAGCCTTCCTCTTAGGGCTTGGGTTCTTCAGTGCTTTGCCAGACAAGGATAAAGCGGGACTACTGGAGTTCATCATTGCTCTGCTCGGCCTCGCCTGTTGCGCCGTGGGGGCCTCGCTCTGCCTGTATCCGATTGTCAATCTCTTTCAGTGAGACCATGCCCATTAACAATGAACTACGTGATGATACCAGTGCCATGCTCAGCTACCTACAGGGTGAACCGCCAACACCTGCCCCTGTAGCCAAAACCCCTGCTGACTACCTGCGACAAGCCATGCGCAATCTTGGAGAGGAGTATGTAGAAACGCCAAACGGGGTACTGGTAAGCGAAGCAGCGTCAGCAGAAGCCATCCGATTAGCCGTAGCCGACGCCAAAGAGGTACCTGGCTGGAATTAACCTGTAACCGCTCTTCCCCATGTCACAGAAACTAAGCAACAAACGCCGCGAGCAGATACGGGAGACGTTGAAGCAAGCCAACAGCAAGAACAACGCGTACTGGACGTATGAGGATGAAAATACGGCTATAGGCGACCTCCTTGCCGAGCTAGACCGCATCCTTCCCTCCTGGGTAGCCACCGACGCCGGTCAGCACCAGTACAACCGCGCTTATGAGGTGGCTGGCACGACACCCAATTCATCTGACTCCGTATGGTTAGGCCGCGCCCGCTATGACGAGACGTGGAACACATGGGTAGATGCCAATACCTCCAAACCCTTCCCCCTGGGTACCACGATTACGCACTACCTGCATAGTCTGACCCCTACGGAGTTGATCGGACAACCAGAGAGAGGGGAGTAGGGGTATGGCGCATAATGCAATAAGACTACCCTATGTGCCCAAAGAAGAGCGCGAGAATATAATGGTTGCTAGGCCGACCCTCCGCATTGTCCAAACAAGCCCCACTACCTACGCTGTACAACAACTGGAATGCCGTGGGTGGTGGTTATGGCGCAAACAAGAGTGGGTTAACTATGCCGTCAGGGTGTATCGCGGTTGCGACCCCTGCACAGGAGGAAGAGAGGAGCACGAATGCCCTATACACTTCGATTCCATAGAAGCCGCTGAAGCATGGGTACAACAACAGCGTGAGGCGCGGCAGTATCCACGGGTGGTGAAAGAACTAACTAACTGAATAAGGTATGAGACTCAGTAAACATTGGTTCCAAGCTATTGCCCTTGCCTTGTTCACCCTGGCTCGGATGGCCTATAAGGTAGACTTTCGGCCCTATACATGGGGTGTGATTGCCGCTGCTATGGTAACCAGCTTTCTGATCTTATTGGTGTTAAGCCATGTGACGTTGAGTTGGCTCAAGTGGCTAATAGCATTGGTTACGAACCCTAAAGATTAAGCCACATGACAGTAGGAGAGTTGCTGGAATACATCTATCTCCACAATGTGGATAGAAACGCAGAGGTGTTAGTGCAGCGTGTTGAATACATACACTTTGAGGGGTTTAACATAAGTGGAATGCGCGGACTCTTGCCCGATGGAACCTACGGGGTGTACCCAGAAGGCTCCAAGTCAACAGGGTGGCCCACCGTTCAAAAGGAAGGCGACTGTGGCATGACAGAATACATCTCAATACACTGTCCTGTGCGCTGGGATAATGACAATAGGCTTTACCTCGACCTTCATTACTAATGCCCACCGACACCCCCGAAGCCCGTATTGCTCGCCTTGATGCCTATGAGAGTAGGTTCATCCCCAAGCTAGCGGCCGCCCTCATCAAGAGTGTAGAGCCAGCTATATCCGCGTACGAGCAGGGGGCTACCCCTAGCCTGGCCGCAGCCTACGTGAAGGATACCCATGTTGGGACTGTGCTAGAACAGCTCTACCGCACCGTAGCGGTAGACGAAGCCAAGCGTACGTACGATACCCTCACAGAAGGCCAGAAAGCCCAAGCGCCAGGAACGCTGGCAGATGGATGGGTAGCCCGCGCCCGGGACTTTCTGCGGGGGGAAGGACGCATGACCTTGCAAGGGATTACGGAGCGCACCCAAGGGGTTGTACGGGATGTGCTGGAGGCCGCGCAGGAACTGGGTTTGTCCATTCCCGACGCCGCCCGACGCCTGCGGCAGACAGTAACCGGGATTGCACGGGAACGGGCTATTGCCATCTGCCGAACAGAGATTAACGCGTCAAGCAATGCGGGCTCTCTTTGGGGAGCACAGGCCACCGGACTAGCGTTGCAGAAACAATGGCTGGATACCAAGGATGGCCGGGCCCGCCCGACCCACGTTGCCGCCAACGGGCAGAAGGCGCCCTTGGATGGGTTCTTTTCCGTAGGGCAGGGGAGAGGACGATACCCAGGCGACCCACTCTTACCGGTGGGAGAGCGGGCGAGATGTCGGTGTACACAAACCTATGTTCCGATTGATTAACTAGATTTAAATATGGCACTCATTGAAACGTACGACGACAAGAAAGGTAAGTGGCAATCATGGGAAGCGACTATTAACCTTCAATCGGATAGCATACAAGACCCTAATCTGATTGGCTATGGCGCCACAGAGGAAGAAGCTGTTGCAGCGCTAAAAAAAGACCTGAGGGCTTATATTGAGTTGTTGCAAGCCGCCGAATCCGTTGATATAACAACGCCCCGTGCCTAGCCACCCTACTTCCGCTGAACACCTCCCCCTTATCTGCCGCTCCCGCCATCCTCCCTCTGTCATCCTCCAAGAGTGGGTAGGCACCATGCAACGAGCCCAGTACCCCAACGGAGCGAGAGTGTATCAGTTTAGCCTTACCTGCTTCTCTGCGAATTAACTAACTACTCCCATGAATGACTACACTGCAATAGCAAACCGCCTTGGCTCTATAGCCCCACATATGCTGGATAAAAATCATCCTCTTCGCTTGGTTTTACATCATACGCCAGCTTACCGCACTGTTTATTTCTTTGATGAAACAGGCGAATTAGACTATGCTGAGCAAGAGTTGACCCTTAGTCTAGACCAGTTGCACGCACATGACTTCGTAGTAGAAGGCCCGGCTGTGTTGTGTCCTCACATCGTCTCATTTGCTATCAACACTAGTATTGATGGGCAAAAAATAAGTTGCCGAACCCGTGTAAGTCGCGAGTTCTTACAGCAAACACATAACGTTTATATAAAAGAATGGATAAGCAAGCGAGTACTGCAAGACATCTATGATTTAAAAGAGCGCCACCCCTAGTCGCTTCTCTGCAAATTAGCCCCGCCCCACCTACACTGGTGGGGCTTTTTTATGTCCCGCCCGATCCGTTCGACAACTTGACCCCCTCCTGTACCACGTAAGGCAGGGCAGGCGGGTAGGTTTGGGTATGCAAAAGCAGAGCCTGCCTTACTTCCGCATCAAGGATATTGACACTACTGGTCGCACCGTACAGTTTTACGGTTCCGCTTTCGGGGTAGTCGATAGTGATGAAGACATTATGGTGAAGGGGGCCTTCACCAAAACGATTCAGGAGAACGGCCCTGCTTCTGGCCGCCCCCGCATTCAGCACCTTTCTCAGCACAACCGGCAAATCATCATTGGCAAGTTCACCGAGCTGGTCGAAGATGAGTTTGGCTTGCTGTGCACCTCGGTGCTGGCTGATAACGCCGATGGCAACGATGCCTTGGCCCTGTACGAGTTGAACGTGTACGAGCACTCCGTAGGGTTCAACACCATCAAGCAGGAATACGACAACACCACGGGCATCCGTCGCTTGACGGAGGTAAAGCTGTGGGAGGTGTCGGCCGTCACGTGGGGGGCAAATGAAATGACCCCATTAGTAGGGATTAAATCCCTCAAGCTACCCGAGCAAATCGACTACCTGAATGGCCGCATGGACAAGCTGGTCAAGGCGTTGCGCACGGGCAATATGCAGGACTCGACTTACGAGAATATTGAGGTTGAACTAGCCTCACTTCAAACCGCCTACAAAGAACTCTTCTCACTCCCTCCCACGCAGGAGCCGGCCCCGGTGGTCACTCCTTCACCCGTGGTAGACGAGCCGGCTGGGGCTGAACTGGTGGAGACCCTAAAAAAATCTCTCACTTTCCTCAACAACTAGCCATCATGGCCGACGAGAACAAAGAGTATCTGCAAGTGAAGCAGGACGTAGAAAAGCTTGGCAAAGACATTGACCAGAAGGTTAATGAGATCAACACCAAGGCGGAGAACGGCGAGAAGATTGCCAAGGAGGCAACCGCCGAAATTCAAAAACTGGTAAAGCAGTACCAAGACCAGCAAGACCAGCTCGACCAGATGCAGGCAAAAGCCAATCGCAATCGGTTGAATGGCCTGTTTGGTGAGGAGCAGAAGATGCCTGCCGACCAGATTCGCGAAGCCCTCGAAAGCTCAGATGATTTCAAATCACTGCGCAGCAAAGGCAAGGGCCGCGCGGTGCTGGAGTTCCCCGAACTGAAAGCCACCCTGCTAACGCCTGCCGTGGCTCCCGGCACGGTGATTCAGCCTCAATACCAAGCGGGTATCGTAGCGCCCCCGTTGCGTTCGACCATCTTGGATATTCTGGCAACGGCTCCGACCACGGCCAACACCATTCAGTACGTACGCGAGCAGGCCTACACCAGCAACGCCGCCTACGTAGCCGAAGGCCAGTTGAAGCCAGAGGATGACCTGACCCTGTCGGAAGAAACCGCCACGGTGCAGACGCTCGCCACCACCTTGCGCATTAGCAAGCAGTTGATGGACGACTTCCCTGCCTTGGTGGGCTACATCACGTCGCGCGCTCCCCGCAAGATGCAGTACGTGAAGGAAAACGCCATCCTGTTCGGTTCGGGTACGGGCGGGCAACTCGAAGGCATCACTACTGTTGCCTCGGCCTTCGCACCTGGCGCCGACATCATCGTGCAGGCTCCCAATAACTGGGACGTGTTGGCCGCCGCTGGCTTCCAAGCCACGATGGCGGAGTACATCGCCAACGGCGCCGTGATCCACTCGGCTGACTTGCTGATGCTCCAGCTGATGAAGGACAGCCAGAACCGCTACCTCTTCCCTGAGCTGCGGGAAACCGGCACCCTGAACGGGATGCGCGTAGCCGAAACCCACATGGCCGCCATGCGGGGCAAGTTCCTCGTGGGCGACTTTGCCTTGGGTGCTCAGTTGTTCCAGCGCCAAGGCATCACCATTGAGTTCTTCGATCAGGACCGTGATAACGTGGTACGCAACCTCATCACCATCCGTGTAGAGGAGCGTCACGCCCTGGCTACCTACCGTCCCGATGCCTTCGTGTACGGCACGTTTGCTGCCGCCAAAACCGACCTCGCTTCCTAAGCCATGAAGGTGACGCTGCTCAAAGACGTAGCCCTGCCGCATAACGGCACGCAGGACACCGCCCCAACCGGTCCGCCGGTTGTGGGCCAAGCCGGGCAAGTAGTAGACCTCTCCCCTGATTCGGTTGCCAAGGCCTTTATCAAGCGCAAGCTAGCCGTGGCCGTGGAGGAAAAGGAAGATAAGCCTGCCGACGCCCGCGCCACGAAGCCCGCCAAGGGCCCCACGGAAACCAAGTAATCCTCATGCCTACTGTTGTCGTCCTGTCTACTGCTGACCCTGTAACCGAACCCGTGACCGTGGCCGATGCCGTGGTTGAATGGCGCTTGGACTTGGTTGCGACAGATACGGACGAAGCAGCCCAGGCCGAACGTCGGTTAATTCAGCGCAAGCTAGCGGCCGCCCGCCAACTCGTAGAAGCCTACACGGGTCGCTACGTGGCGGGCGGCCAGACGCTGGAGTTGACCTTCCGCCTAGATGAGGAGTACAAGTTACCTACCGGGGCTGTCGCAACCGCCGTGCGCGGGTTTCACACGTCCCTTGCCTCTCTGGAAAACTTCCATTGGGTAGAGTACCTAAAAGGAAGCAGTGTAGAGCGGCAATGGCCCCTGGGGTATGCTGCCCAGCAGACCTACACAGTGACGGTAACCTTGCCCGAAACAGCTTCTTCGTTGTGCCCTGCTCTGATGCAGGAAGCCATCTTGGAGCTAGGGGCGGAGTTCTACCGCAACCGCGAAACCAGCTCTGCGGCGGGTATTGTACCACGGGAACTACCGGTTAGCTACAAGGTGAAACTAGCGCCCCTGGTGCTGCATCCCGCTCTCTTCTAATGGGACGCCTCGCCGCTGGGAGTCTTACTGAGCGCGTTACGCTCACCAACGCGTCGGCAGCCATTGAAGATGGGCAAGGCGGGTGGCTAGAGAGCGAGAGTGGTCCCGAATGGACCCGCACGGTACACGCGGAACGCAAGGTGCTGAGTGGGTCCGAAGCCCTCCGACTCGGGCAAGTACTCGGGGGAGAGGTTGCTCTCTACACGGTACGCTACACCGCCCGCGCTACTAGTGATACCCGGTTGACCACCAAAACTGGACAAACCTACAGTGTTCGCCACGTGGAGCATGATACCCGGCGGGAGTTCTCGCTTCTAACCTGCGTGGACAATGGCCGGAATTAACATCAAGGTCTCAGGAGTGGACCGGCTGATTCAAAAGCTACGCTTCTACCAAGTAGACAAGAAAGCGCGGGTAAAGGCCGTGGTCGGCAAGTACTTGCTGCTCATTGAATCCGAAGCCAAGCGCCGCGCCCCGGTAGATACGGGCCGGTTGCGGGCCTCGATTTACGCTGACCCCACCCCCGATGGGTTGGGCGGCCGGGTAGCAGTACAGGCCGAATACGCTATGTACGTCGAGCTAGGCACGCGACTAATTCAAGCCCAGCCCTTCTTGTTCCCCGCTGCGGAAGCCTTACGCCCCGCTTATACCACGGACATCATTGCTGCTCTTAGAACCCGCTAATATGGCTGCCTTAGAACCACTCGCTATCACCATTGACACATCACAGGCCGATCAAGCTATTGATGCGCTTACCGCCAAGGCGGATACATTGATCGAAAAGCTAGAGCGCATTAAAGCGTTTTCGCCTGAATCGGCGCGTGTGTTTATAGACCAGCCAAGCCCCGCCCAAATTGGAGAGGCATTACAATTCTACTATGACAGAATGGGTCGAGTTATCCCACCCCATAAAGCAGAGTAGATGAACCCAACCAAGTACATCCTTCCTGCTGTGTATGCCGCGCTCACCAGCCCCCCGCTGGCCGCTGTCGCAGGCGTGCAACCGAAGGTGTACCAGTACCTACCCAAGGGCTTCAAGGACGTCCTGTACGTGCAGATCAAACAACCCACCGCTACCAAAGAGCGCGGGGCCCAAGGCTGCAAAAGCTGGTCCTGTACCGTCTTACTGGACTGCGTGCGCCTCACCCAGCCCGGCCGCTCTAGCAGTGTCGCGGTGGACGAATTAGCCGACCTAGTAAGCGAGCGTCTCGACGGGGCGCGGCTCTACCTAGGGGCTGACTTGGAAGCCTCCCCAGCGGACGTGGAGCAAATCACGCCTTTGGATGACGCCTTCGATGGGGAGCAAGTAGATATCCACCGCTACCTACGAGTACGGTTCACGGTGTCCCAGCATACGCGCACCCCAGGGCCGGTTATCCCGCCCAATACCGCTTTCCCCTACACGTTCCCCCTTACGCTCGCATAGATGGCTAAGTTCACCAAACCAACTGTCCCAGATAAGACCAGCGGGCAAACGCTTTCTGCGGCGGAATTTAACCAAGTCAAGACCTTCCTAGGTCTGATAGCTGATGTAATAGATGGCTCGCAGACCGTGGAGGGAATTTCTTTGCCCGCTATGCTACTCTCGGCTGTGCTGGATACCAATGGCAAGATCAAGGACGGGGTGCTTGCTGCAAACCTGGTGCGGCTGGTGAATGGTGCTTTGCCCGAAGGTGTGTTGCCATCTACGGTGATAAAGAAAGACCCCGTTACCGGCAAGGCGCCAGAAAGCATCCTGCCCGAACGAGACATACAGGGCTACGATCTAAACGCAGCGGGTGATCTAGTGGTCAACGTAGACAGCCTATTCGCCCTGCTGAAAGCGAAGCTAGACGCCACGTACGCGCCCATTGGTTCAGGCAACACGACAACGCCCACCCCACCTACGGCACTGGATATTACGGCAACCCCTGGCGACGGACAGGTAACGATTAGCAAAACCGGTGGGGAAGGTACGGGCGTAACGTACGCCCTGTACCGGGGCACCTCTGCGAGTGGGACGCTCATTGCAACGGCGCTGCCTTTCACCGATACGGGCCGCCCCAATGGTACCGCGGTAACGTACTACGCCACGGCCACCAATGCGGGTGGTACAGTGTCCGACACCGACACCGCCACGCCCAAAGCCCCCGCTACCACCACACCCACCCCTACGGCGGGGGTAGTGAATGACACGTTTACCCGCGCCGACTCGACTACAAGTCTCGGTACCGCCGAAACCGGGCAGTCCTGGGTAGTGGACGCGTTGGGTGTACTGGGTATTCGTAGTGGGACTGCCTATTTGGTGAGCGGCAATGGCTACGCCTTCCTGCCGGCTCCTTCCTCTAGCATGCGGGTGCGGGGTAAGCTCACGTACGGGGCTACGCTCGTGTCGCAGGGCATCATCTTCAACGCCCTCAACAAGCAGAACCGCTTTGTGATGGTAACCGAAGCGAATACGGGCAAGATTCAACTCTTACGCATTGAAAACGACGGGGCTACCCAACTAGCAATTACCTCCACGGCGCTGGTTGCCCCCAACTCAACCCCTGAATTTCGGGTCGATACCAAAAAACGAGCCGATGGTACGGGGCGGGATATTCTGTGCTTTCTCAACGATGTGCAATTACCAGAACTCACCTGGTACATCAACCCCACGGAAGCCGCCAAGTACGACAACTGGAACATGGCTGGCTACCGGTGTGGGGCGGTGGCTGCGGGGGCTGGATTGGATCGCATTGACATTGACGCGCTCGTGTAATGGCAAAGGTTCCGTTCCCTTTTAAACCGAAGAAGAAGCCGCCCGTGGTGCCCCCGGCGAGCACGAACCGCGTACGCATCACGGCGACATTCCCGAGTGCACCTGTGACCCCTAGCCTTGCATTTGCCGACATGCTAGCCGACGCCCGGCTGGCTGTGGTGATGCACAAGGATGATTCGTACTACCCCGACTACACGGAGGTATTCCCGAATGTGCGGGACTTGACCACTAGCGATAATGCAGGCGGTACCATTCCGGTAGGGTACGGCTTTGCCACTATTGCCGCTGCTCCTACGCAGAACCTGCACCACACGCCTGAGCGCAATGGGCAGCCAGGTTCGAGTACGACCTGGCCTGAGTACCGCGAAATCTACAGTTACTACCAGTTCGCGCCCGTCAACCACAGCCAAAACCACGACAACAAGCTTGGCACGTGGTTGCTGGAGTTTCAGGCAGGGCACGAAACCATTGTGCGCGAAACTGGGCGGGTACCGAGTACGATGGTAGTCGTAGCGGGTATTGCTGGTCAGGTGCAGCCCTCCATTCAGGACATGAGCTATGATTTGGCCTTGTCTGGTAACTACAACAACACCGGCGCTGGTATCTACCAGCCTGATATTTTCTGGGGGGAGGAAATTAATATGACCACCTACGCGAAGCCGTACGTGGTTTCTTCCCGCTGGGCAATGGATGGGCAGTTGAGCCTAGCCAACTTTGGCGACCTCTCCGGCTGGCGTGACCGGCACATCACCATTGCCAAAACCAAGAAGCACGCCGCCCCCATCTTCGGACACAATCCCTTTGTCGGGGGCGGGGCCAACCTGCGCTTATACATTCAATCCATCATTGCTAAAGCAGCGGAAGCAGGCGTAGCCCTTTGGATGCCCAACCCGCAGCAGCTGGCAGACTACCGCCGTCAAAAGCGGTTAGCTACAGTGGGGGCACCCATCGTGTCAGGCAACTCGGTGACGTGGGAGGTAGAACTAGCAGACTGCTTCTACCAAGACCTGAGCTACCTCGTACCCGGTGCGGAGAGCGTCACCGTGCAGGGGGCGCGTAACGCTACCTTCAACTCCTCTACGGGACTACTGAATGTCTACAAGCTACAAGGAGAGGGGGTATTACCCGTAGAAGAAACGCCTAAGCCTCGTCTTAGCGGAGAGATTCCCGTGTACGCTGACATGGAGATTATTTCGGAGCAAGCCCCAGCTACAGACTACTTCAGCCGCGCCTACGACCCAGCCACCATTATAAACGAAAACAGGACCTTCTACTACGGCAAGTTTAGAACGGCAGATAATCAACTGCTCAGCTATTCTCGTCACCGATTCCGAAAGGGGCAAAACCCAGTTATCAAGCAAATCACCGTGGGTGACAACCGCCCGAACGTGGGGTTTGACTTGCGCATCTTTGAAGTCAAGAAAGACGGCACTCAACGGGAGTTATTGCAGTACACGGGCGGCACGCCCACGACCCGAACGATTGAGCCCACCGCCCCCGATTCCACCCTGCGGTATCAACTCATTGGGGCCAACAGCCCCTCTCAACTGCGGTTACTAGGGGAGTACACCGACGTGGCGTATCCTGCTTTGCCCGCGCGGGAGAAGTACGGGTTTGAAAACTTTACCCTGGTGCACGCCCACGACTACGAGTTGATGAACCAGCAAGGCATCAACTGGCCGGTGTACAATCTGTGGAAAGCACTAGGCGGGGGGCGCGTGTACAAGGACGCCAAGCGCATCACCACGGAAGAGGGTCGCTACATCTTCAATATTGACGCGGCCGGCAACGACCAAGATGAGTTAATGCAGCAAATCCACACCGACAATCTAGCCACCGTGCTGGATGTAAAGGAGGTGCCGGAGTGGCTGTATAACAAGTACACGCAAGCTGACCGTGACGCGACGCAAGGCACCCGGGAATGGCCGCCAGTTAACCCGCCCTACGCGAATCGGCTCACAATGGAAGCCTGGGCGTGGGCGCGTGACCTCGCGTATCAGATCGTGGCGCGGTATGGTTCCAACAAGAACCTGGACCCAGCCACGGTCAAGGCCCGCACCGACCAGTTGTACCCGGGTAATCCTGATATCGTCTACACCAAAGAGATTGGACTAGGGACGCTGAAAATCCTGGAAATCTGGAATGAGGCGGACAAGGATTGGAAGGGAATCAAGGTGTACACCTCCGGCGCCGAGTATGCCTATATGGCGTACTCCATCTGGTTAGGGGTGCAGGACGCCGACCCCACAGTGCAGGTAAGCTGCACGGGGCTTGCGGGAGCAACCCCCGACTGGCTGATGGACTGCGCCGAAACGATGGCGAAGATTGCCCCGCTCAATGCGGACGGCAGCCCGTTGATTCCCTGGGATTACTTGCAGGTACACGCCTACTCCAACTCTGGGTCGGGGCAGCAGAACACCAATGAGAAAACGCGGGCCATGATGCCTGAGATTTCTTCGCTGGGCGCTTCGCTTGACCGCCTGCAAGAAGCCAACGCCCGGTTCTTAGGGAACAAACCCCTGATTATGGGGGAGATCGGCTCGTGCTGGAAGATCAACTACGTCAACAACGACAACGTGAACGTGCATGAGGTGCAGTCTCCTTACCTCGTGTACCCCCCAGTAGGAAGCAATTACACCCAAAAGGAATGGCAGGCCGTGCACTACCTGCGCACGGCCTTCTACTTGCACAAGCGCGGAGGCTTTAAGTACGCGGTACACTACCAACTCACGGACGATTCCCCCGCCACCCCCTACCAGAACTACTCCACGATGGGGGTACTGGAAACGGTCACGGTCAATGGGGTAAATACGGTGCAGTACCGCCCCAACGGCAACCTGTTGGTGCAGGCCCGGCAACTGCTCACGGGCTATCGTCATGCAGAGCAAGTAAGCCCGCTGGTAGACCGCTTGCAGAACGCTGCGGGTCGCAACGCCTTGGTGGTCTGCTCCAAGACGGAGAACAACACCCAAGTAGCTGTGGAAATCCCCTTGTCCGGCACGGCAACCCGCTACGACTTCAGCCTGCACAGCACCACGCCCACAGCAACACAGGTTCCCGCTGGCCTCTACAACACGATAGCCGCCGAGCTACCCTTCGTGCTCATTCTCAACTAATCTTCTCACTCTTACCCTCTTTTTCACTCATGGCTATTCAAAAGCTCGATGCTAGCGACGTAACGCTAGAAGTAAACGGCAAACCCTTTGGTTGCTCTACCTCCGCTGGGCTATCGGTAGAAACCGACATGGACGAGGCATCCTGCCAGGCTTCAGGTGCGTGGAAAGAGTACATTCCCGGTACCCACGGCTGGACGGTGGATTCGGACGCGTTGGCTCGCATTGCTACGGGTACGGATGCTACCAATGAACTAACCTTCAAAGACCTGCTCCAGCTTCAGATTGCCAAAACTTTGATTCCAGTATCTTTTGGTACCAACATCTCCGGTGATGTGCGCTTTGAGGGCAATGCCTACATCAGCAGCTTCTCGCAGAACCGCCCCGAGAACGGCAAGGTGACCTTCAGCGTGTCGTTGCAAGGCACGGGCCCGCTGGCTATCGTTGCTAACGCGTAATCACCATGAGCACGAAACCTAGCGGCTACGGCCTCATGCAGATTGGAGGACAGGAAAGACCTTTCCACGTAGGTACCCACCAGTCCGACATTTTCTGCCGCCTCCACAACATGAGCATCAAGGCGTATAGCGAGATGTTCAGCCCGCAGAACTTGCAGGCGCAGAATCTCACAGCCGGCGACATTGCCGACTTCGTGTATTCAAGCCTGGTCGCAGGAGCGGAATGGGATGGACTTCGAGTAGAGCTAACCCCCTTGCATGTTCGTGCCTGGGTGGACGACGCCCAAACCGAAGAAACCACGAAGCCTATTGCCGAGATGCTCAAACAGGTAGTAGCGCGTGCTGAACGGGATGCCGAACGGGCGGGAAACGCCCAAGCCCCGCCAGCAGCGAAGCGGGGCAGCAAGGCAGCGAAGAAAAAGGACTAACGTGGGCGGCAGTGTGGGACTTCCTCTTGGGGGAGTTCCGCCTGCCCTCGCGGGAGGCCCGGTATCTAACCTGGCTGGAGCTAGACAGCATCTACTACGGATATGAGCGGGCCTACCAACGCTCCTTACTTGGGGCTCGTCAGGTTGCGTGGGAAACCCACAACCTGACGCAGATGATGAGTGGGGCGAAGAAGCCGCAGTTCTCTCCCTCACCACGGGCGTACTGGCCGCTGTCTTTGATTGATGGGCCCGAACCCGAAGCCCTGCCCAAGGAGCTGCCCAACGAACGGATGCGGGCTTACCTCGAAAAGAAGTACGGCACCCCTATTGTATTTGAAACCGACTAATATCCACCGCCCGTGGCTTTAATTGACGAACTCTTTGTTTCCATTGGCGCTCAGCTCGAAACCGCTGGTTTTACCCGAGCCGAGCGGGCTATTAGCTCCATCGGTGGGGTAGCTGACCGGGCGGGCGCGCAAGGTGGAGCCGCAATGGACCGCCTGGCGACAAGTGCGTCGCGGGGCGGTTCGGCGTACGCGGCTGGATTAGGGACAGCGGAGCGGGCAAATGGGCGGTTTGTTTCTACAGCAGCCCTTGCGGCGGCGGCGGCCAGCAATGTTGGCGGTTCTGCGGCGGGAGCCGTAGCGGGCGTCAGTGCTCTGTCGCAGGTAAACCTACGCCTGGCTAGTAGCTTTCAGGAAGCCGACAACACCCGTAAAGGACTAGAGCAAGGCATTGGTAGACTTGGGGATTCCTTACAATCTATTGGACAAAGCTTCTCTACCTACGTCACGTTACCTATTACCGGCGCCGTGGCGGCGGCAGGCAAAGCAGCCATTGATTTTGAGTCAGCGTTTGCAGGGGTCAAGAAAACACTGAACACGAATGGGCTGTCGGCTACCGAAACCACGGCCGAATATGGTCGTTTGGCGGAGGGTATTCGGTCAATGGCGCGGGAAATTCCCGCTGCTACAACCGAAATAGCGGGGGTAGCGGAAGCCGCGGGGCAGTTGGGTATCAAACGCGAGAACGTGTTGGAGTTTACCCGTGTCATGGTGGACTTGGGCAATAGTACCAACCTGGCCGCCTCCGACGCTGCAACCTCCCTTGCTCGATTAGCCAACATCACTGGACTGCCGCAGACGCAGTTCCAAAACCTGGGCTCTACTATCGTTGCGCTAGGGAACAACTTCGCCACCACAGAGCGGGAGATTACCGAAATGGGCTTGCGGATTGCGGGCGCCGGCAAGCAAGTTGGTCTCACAGAAGCGCAAACCCTGGGCTTTGCTACGGCTCTTTCTAGCGTGGGTATTGAGGCAGAAGCTGGTGGTACTGCGTTCAGTACGGTAATTAAACGGATTCAGGGAGCCACTGAAACCGGGGGCAAAACCTTGGATGGCTTTGCCAAGGTGGCTGGGCTGAGTGCGAGTGCCTTCAAACAGGCTTTCCAGACCGACGCTGCGGGGGCTACCCTATCTTTTGTGGAAGGCTTGGGGCGTATCAAGGAGCAAGGAGGCTCCACCCTACAGGCTTTAACAGAGCTAGACCTTGCTGACATTCGCGTATCCGACTCTTTATTGCGCCTATCAGGGGCGGGTGATTTGGCGCGGCGGTCAGTTGCTTTGGGCACAGATGCTTTCCGCGAGAACACTGCTCTCGCCAAAGAGGCAGGGCAACGCTACGAAACCACTGCTTCTCAGATTCAGATTGCCAAAAACCGGCTGAATGACATTGCCATTACCATTGGCGCGAGTCTACTCCCGCTTATCAAATCGGGGACGAGTGCGATTGGTGGTCTATCAGATGGATTAAAAAACATCTCCCCAACGATTGTACAGGCAGGCCTCACACTAGCGGGACTAGCCGCCGCCACGGGGCCTGTACTGTTTGGGATTGGCGCAATTACCAAGGCTATCCCAACGCTACGGGCGGGTATGCTGGTCTTGTCGGGCCCGGTAGGGGCGGTAGCTTTAGCCGTCGCTGCGGCTAGCTACCTCATCTATGAGAACTGGGACAAGCTGGTTGCTTACTTCACCACAGGTGAAGGGGGGAAGGTGTTTTCGGGACTCGCAACCTCAGCGAAAGCGGCCGTAAAGGCAGTAAGCGATGCCTTCTCGGGACTTGGGGGCGGCACATTTGCAGACCTCGCTTCGGGAGCCACTGCGCTTGGGTTTGTGTTTGAGGAGTTAGGGAGGGGAGTAACGGCGGTATTTGATGTAATCACGGCGTCGGTTAATTCCGTTTCGGCCTTGTTTCGAGGGGACTTCATCACGTCAATCAACGAAGCAGGGGCGGTACTCGAAGCGCTTACGCGACCTGTACGGCGCCTGCTTGGGCTTACCTCGCAACAGCCCAACTCTTCCATTGGCGAGTTCTTTAAAGGGCAATTTGATGCCGCCGCCGAAGCCGCCCGCAAATTGGACGAGGAGATGGTTGCTGGTGCGGTCGCGGGAGGTGATATAGCTGCCTCCCTAGAGAAAGCGGGTAAAGCCGCAGGAGGTGCGGCGGCCCTTACGGAAGATCAAGTAAAGGCCTTGGAGGCATTGCGGGCAGCATTGCTGAACAACTACCGGCAAGCCCAAGCATTCGGGGCTAGCTATGACTATGTTGGTGGCCGCGTAAAAGTCTTGCAGTCTGGCATTGAGTCCCTAGTAAAGGTTGGCTTTGATCCACTAGGAACTACTGTTCAACGCTACGTAGGGCAGCTTAACAGCGCCGCCGTGGCTACTGAGCAACTAGCCACGCGGCTAAGCAAAGGCATCCCCGCTCCCAAGGTAGAGCAGGTACAAGCAATTGATACCAACCCGCTGGCAGAGCTACCGGAGAATATTGATGCAAGTCTGATTCGGGCCCGCACGGCCCTCTCGCAACCGCTTGTATTCTCACCCCTAGACTCTAGTGCCCTTCTTGAACAACTGAATGCCGCCCGAAACGCTGCGGGTGTGCCAATTACCCTTGCGCCGTTTGATTACACCGCCTTTCAAGGCTCTACTGCGGCTATTGAAGACTTAACAAGCAGGGTAGTGAACTCGACAACGGGTATGTCAAATGCCGCAGTTAGCGCAATTGCGGCATTTAATGATAGCATGCAGCCGTTGCTAGACTCCATCAATACCCGTTTTACTGATTTCGCAGTACTAACAGGGGAAGCCTTTGGCGGGGTGATAACTGGTGTATCTTCTATTGGAGACGCCATGCGCGGGGCGCTAGCTGGCGCTCTCGGTATTCTTGGCGACTTCATTAAAGAGTACGCCAAGAAGGTTGTTGCACTGGGTATTGCCAACCTAGCTATTAACCCCGTGAAAGGTGCGCTTCAAATTGCCGCTGGGGTCGCACTCGCCGCCGCCGCTGGGGTTGCCTCCTCTGCTGGGTCTGGATTAACCGCCTCGCGAGGTGGCGGAGCCACAGCTACACCGCGAACCGGCATTCCCACGGTATCTACCCCAACAACAGCCCGCGCCACCGCGCCAACCGTTGCGCCGCCCGCCGAGCAAAATAATACGATGTATGTAAATGTGATGGTGGATGGCAAGCAGATTGCACAGTCCGTCGAATTATATAGGGACAGACTTGGACGGATTGTGGCCCGGTAAGAGCCTACTCAACGGTGTACTGAACCGACGCGCCGCTATATGCTTGCGCGGGTTCCATGAGTTGCATAAAGAGCGAGCCGGGTTTCACCCCATTTGCAATCACTCGAATAGGAACGATATGCTGTTTGCTATCAAAGGCACTCATGTCTACAGCCGCCCAGCCACTAAGGCGCAAAAGGGCTCCCTTGGTAGTTACCTTAACAGTAAGCGTGGTTGGGGTAACACCCGACTTGATTTGCTTAGGTTCGGTAGTGAGCGTATTGAAGTCTGTATCAAGTTTTTGAATAACAAACCCCTTATCTACTAAGAGAGCACCGATCTTTTTAAGTGCAACGACCCCGCTATCAGGCGTTTGTATGAGAATAATGTTCGCCTTTTTAAAAGGCTGGCTTGACACAGTTTGCGCAAAAGCGCCAACAGGCAAAGTAAATAACGATAGTACTAGTAGTTTTTTCATTCCACCAATGTACTAAACCGCAGTAGAACATGGCAACCCCAACCGAACTCAACGCAAAACTTGACCTACTCCTTACCAAAGTAGACACCTTGTTAGCACAGGCAACAGAACGTAAAAAAGTAAGTATAGAGTTGCCCACAGGCTACCTGTTAGGTCAACTAGAACAGGATGTTGACCGCCTAGGACGTGTGATAGGAGGCAAGGACAAAGAATAAAATAGCCCCCCTCCTAACAGCGGCGCACCTGAGATTGTATACGGGGTGAAAGGTAGCTTGTAGGGAATTGATACCCTGCAAGCGTGCTTTTGACTATACGCCTCAAGAAAACTATCTTATCTTTGAGGCATTACGCTTAACGGTGGATTCACCCCCACCTTGCCACCCTACGGGTATCCGTTAAAAAGGAAACGCCGAGACTGTTGCGAGCAGCTCGGCGTTCTGAAGAAGTAGGTGGGGAAACACCTAATCTTCTACCCTATGAAGAAGCGGCGTAAAGTGAGGCAGCCGAAGGAAACCGGCTCGCCAAGTTTCGCAGAAAGACTTGCTCTAGCACTTCTTTCTAGCGGATTCAGAGCAGTAGTCACTGAGTTTATCAAGGACTACTGGTAACGATTGGGCGGCTTACCCTACTGGTGAGCCGCCTTTTCTATGCCCAAAGATATAGGCGTAAACGCAAACGGCAAGCAATGGGTGCCTGTGCTGTCAGGTTTATGTACTATCACTGACAGTAGCTGACAGTAAATTTGCCGGTTAAAGTACAATTACAAAAGCCTTAGCAAGCCACAGTTTGATGTTTCGGCACGTAAAAAGCAAAACGTTTTTACAGACGTTCATGTGAAAAATATTTTCACATTATGTCAACCAAACGCAAACCAAACGACAAGCAAATGTTGCCCAAACGCAACTTAAACACCGCTCAAACGTCGCTCAAACACGCCTACCTAATCCCACCGCAGGGTGTAGCTAGGTTCTTTCGGTGGTAGGTCAGACAGATTGAGTTGCCGAGCTATGTATTGCCCAGGGCTTAACCGCGCCTTCTCCGCTAGTTCTTTCAGGCGCTTGAACTCCGAATCGGTCAAGCCAATGTTGCGAGCCAAGCGCCGCTGTTCAGGGGGTAGCTTTTGCATGGGTGCAGTATAGCACTTGTTCAGCTAGGGTGTAAACGCAAAGAAGCCCGACCAGATACCGGCCGGGCTTCGCTGTTAGGTGCCCTAGAGAATCGTCCCCCTCTAACTGCACTAACAGCAAGTGGTAAGATACGGCAACGATTCGATGTAGCGCGCTATTCCTGTTACAAGGGTGTGTTAGCCCCTAAAATCACGTCAACAGCCTTTTTGAGCGCGTCGGGATTGGCAGCTAGCCAGGCGCATTGCATGAAGAATATACCCAACACAAAGAACCCAACCAAGCTAAGAAAAATGGTTTTGCTGGTGCTTATGCTTGATTTCCCTTCGGGGGTAGGAGTAAACATTAGAGCTAGGCAGACTGGATTTTTGGCATACAAGATAGCCGTTTCTTTACCATAGAGCAATGTAGCGCGCTAGCCGCGCAACCGGACGCGTAGTAACAACGCTCCGAGCTTTCAAAGGGATGGAGTTTGCGCAAGCCCACACTTAAGAATCACATACTCGCTTACGCCAACCTTCGCCGCCGCCGCCAATTCTTCTAGCCGCTTGTACTCAGCATCGGTAAAGGAAAGGGTGCGGCCCTTCTTTAACCGGGCGGGGTCTTTTGCGGGGCGTCCGGTGCGCTTAGGTTTCTCTTCCATAGTGGGAGTAAAGGTAGAAATAAATTAATATTTCTACGTAAGTAAATACTTAATAAAAATATTTCCTTACGTGTTTTGTTACGTAAGAAAAGTTCGTATATTTGAAGTGTTGGGTCGCACCAACAAAAAGAGGCCAGCCCCGGCAAGGGCTGACCTCCCACAGACAAAAGCCCCGGCAAGGGCCATTATCCACTGTTCAAGTACAAAGGTATGCAAACTGCAACCACCAAAGCAACCACGGCAACGGTTGCCCAACACCTTCCCGCTTACACCGGGCCATTAGGCCGGTTCCTGCAACGCCAGGAAGAAGTAAAGCAAGCCGCCCAGCAAGCCGAAACCCTACGGGCTATGCGGGCAAACATTATGGCCGTAATGAATGACGCCTACTTATTTAGCGAAGTAGAGCTTCTGCGCGCCAATGATAGCGTGTATCAGTGCGAGTGCGTGGCACAGTTGCAGCGTTGGTTCCGCAACGTGTACCGCGTGTACCAAGAGCGCGAGGCTTCGCTGCGCATGGGGTTTGCTGATGGTTCGTACGTTCACATTCCAGTACAAGCCTAGTAATGGCACGGCAGAACAAAAAGGCAGTAGCGGCGGGAGCCGCTACTGTTCCTGCGGCTGTGCAGCTAGAACCCGGTGTGCGCTTCATAGGGGAATTGCTTTACCCTGTTGCCCGCTTTAAGGAGCTTAACGCCCTTGTTCATTGGACGGTGCAAAATGACTTCATGGGTGAGCGGTTCCCTGTTGGCACCGTGCTCGGTATGAAGCCAATTAAGCGTCGCCAGGATATAGTAGTAGGGCGCGTGTATTTGTGGGCGCTGTGCGACACGTACAGCCTACTACGCATCACTGGCTTGCGAAAGCGGGGTATTCTAACGCAATGGGATAGATACCCTGACAAGATAGACCCCCGAACCAATCTGCATTGGGGGCATGAATCATTCGCCCTCTATGAGGTAACGCACTACATCACGTACGGGGAACAAGATGCCGCGCCTACTAATCCCACGGAAGTGGATTGGAGGGAGAACCACTATCAAAAGCAAATTTACGAGGGGTATTGTGCGGTAACCCTGCAACGGGCAAACCAACCAGTGTTGACGCAAAACGTGTCGGCAAAAGCGGCACTATGGATTTACAAAATCCTTCGCGCCGATAGTGGCCGCGAGCTTGCTGTATTGCAAAAGCGGTACGAAGAATCTATTGGGCGGGCGTTGGTAGCAGAAGCCAAGCTTCTAATGGAGAAAGGAGGGGAGAACGCATGAAAACGCGCCTTCGCATTCTCTTTCTAGTACGCAAGAACCGTACTATTAACGGCAGGGCGGTTATTAACTGCCGACTAACTATCAAAGACCAGCCCCGCGTCAACTTCTCAACTGGTCAACTCATTGAGGTAGAGCGATGGGATAGTAAGGCCAAACGGGTTGCTGGCACAGACGAAACCGCCGCCCGTATTAATCGGGCGCTGGTCAAGCTGGAAAACGACCTAAACGACATACACGCCGACCTTGAACGGCAAAAGCGCCCGGTTACTACGCGTCGGTTATTCCAACTCTATAAGACGCTCGGTGTGTCGCCTTTGTCACTGCAAGCTGTATATGGCAGCTTCATAGAAGAACGGCAAAGCTTGATAGGCATTGAGATTGCCAACAATACGCAACGCTCTCACTTGTCGCGCCGCAACAAGTTTATAGCCTTTCTGCAAGCGCATAAGCTGGAAGATATACGGCCCGAAGATTTCAGCGTGAACATGGCTGATAAGTACCTGCACTGGCTACTGATAACGGACAAGTTAGAGCGTAGCACGGCGCTTAAGCATCTGCAAGGGGTAGACCAAGTACTGCGGTGGGCAGTGCGTCGGGAGTATATCGAGAAGAACCCGATGGAGTTGTACGAGTTCAAACACAGCGCCCCGAAAGAGATAACCTATCTGACGCCTGAGCAACTAGAAGCACTGGCAACCCTAGAGATTGCCGTCCCTGCTTTGGGTAGGGTTCGAGACTGCTTTATCTTCCAATGCTGGACAGGATTAGCCTATTCCGACCTTGCCGCAATGGATGTAGAACGGGACGCGGAAGTCTACAAGCGGCGGCGGTTCCTACGCATTCGTCGGGCGAAAAGTACCCTGTTTAAAGGGTATGAGTGCGTTATTCCGCTGCTAGAAGAACCAGAACGGCTACTTGCTTTCTACGGCAATAAGATGCCGCTTCCCTGCCTGCAAGTGTACAACCGCTATCTAAAGCAGGTGGTTGAAATGGCCGGACTTGACAGCAAGCAAATTAGCTCGCACGTTGGCCGCAAAACCGCCGGAGTACAGTTATTGAATGCTGGACTCAGCATGGAAATAGTTAGCAAGGTACTAGGTCATAGCAGCATCAAGATAACAGAGAAGCTATACGCCAAGCTCTTAGACCGCACGGTGGTGAATGAGTTTGAACGGGTCTTTGGAGGCTTGCCGGAACCGCCTCTACCGGCCCCTGGCTTTGATTCAGAGGAAGGGTGTCGTGTTCTGCAATTCAAGTTTAGCGCCTAAGACGATGCAACAGTATCCATCTATTCTATTTGCTGACTGCTTGCTTTTTGCCATTCCCTCTCTGCGAGAGCGGCGGGCAACCCTGCGGCAGCCAAAGGGCGCAAAGGGCAAAAGCAAGATGCTAGTGCCCAACCCAGAACACCCGCTTGTTCACGTCAGATTATGGTTGCGTAAAAACGCACTTTCCTTCAAAGCCCGCAAGGAACTACTAGCAAGCCTCAAGCCAGGGGATTTAGTAGTAGACTTGCCAACACCCGATAGGGTCGGAACGGTGTACTGCACAGTAGCCGTAGCGGGCAAGGATGTTCGGGAGTTTAAGACCAGCCTCACAACTTGCTTTCGTAACTGGGATAGTGAAGGGCAGTGCTTTAGGGCTGAATGGCCTAAAGCAGAACAACGCAATACAACCTTGGCAACGATGCGAGAGGTGCTGAACTTGATTGTAGCTGACATACTAGAATCTCGTCCTAAGTCACTTTCAGCCGCGTTAGTCCTTCAACGCTACCAAGAGTTGCCTTCTAGTATCCGACCAATAGAAGGGGAGGTGCGCCCGGCTAAGTAAGCAATGCCAGCCACTAGCAAAAGCCCGACCCTAGCCCGTTGTGGTTGGGGTCGGGCGGAGTGGGCAGCCCGCCAAAAGGGCCGCAAAGCAGTGCTGTACGTGATACGCTTGTACGGCAACGGGGAAGTGTTTTACAAGGTCGGCATTACGTTCTGCCTAGCCTCTCGCTTCACCAAACTAAACCTGCCGTACCGCTGGCGCACCATTGCCCGGTATTCGTCTTACAGTGCGGGCAAGGTGTGGGACTTGGAGCAACGCTTGCATAGCTCCGATTTAAGCCGTTACGTGCCCTTGCTGGACTTCGCGGGTAAAACGGAGTGCTACGCGTCGGCTGAACAAGTGCTTGCCTTGTTGCCGCCTAAAACGTTTATTTTAAAGCATATTACTGCTGACGTATGAGCAAAGGAACTTCCTATACAACCGAATCATTTTTAGCCAAGTGCAAGGAGTTGCACCCTAACCTTGATTTCTCGCAAGTACTAGAGTATCCTGGTATTCGCGGCTATGTTACAGTAAGCTGCCCTGTTCATGGGCAGCTTACCAAGCAGGCCGCAAATCTTGTTCGGAGCAATGGCGGCTGCGCAGCCTGCGGTCGGACTGGCGCATCACGGAAAGGACGCGAGTACTTTTTGACTGGGTTTGCAGAAATGCATGGGGATAGGTATGACTATTCACTAGTCCCCGATCGGTTTACTGCCAATGACAAGATTCCTGTGATTTGCCGTGAACATGGCGTGTTCAATCCCTATGTATCCGGCCACAAAAAGGGCACTGGTTGCCCTGTTTGTGTTGGGCGGGGCAAGTGGAATACCGACTCATTTAAGCAAGAGTGTAAGCGGCGGTATCCACACTTAGACTTCTCGCTAGTTGAGTATACAGGTATTGTTGGTCGGGTTCGCGTTGTGTGTCCTAGACACGGGGAGTTTACAGCCGTAGCGAGCGAACTGGTGACTAATCGAAAGAGCCGCCAAGGGAAGGGCGGCTTTGGCTGTTGGGGTTGCGCGAACGAAGGTAAAGAGGGGGCAAGACTAGCAAAGGCTGTTTGGGTGGGGCGGTTTATAAAGAGGCACGGCCGACAGTATGACTATTCTTTACTGCCAGATGAAATAACTACCCAGGTCAAAATAAATGTTATCTGCCCCGCGCATGGCGTCTTTTCGGTGCTACCTCATAATCACAAAAAAAGTGGCATGTGTCCTAAGTGCAACGGGCAATATAGGACAACAGTGGAATTTATAGCAGCGGCAAAAAAGCTTTGCCCTCGTTTAGATTTTTCTGAAACTATCTATACTGGCGCAAATAACAAGGTTACGTTAATTTGCCCCACACATGGGCGGTTCCAACGTACGGCTGCTGACGTGATTAAAGACCTTGGTTCAAAGACTGTCTTTGGTTGCCAAAAATGCTCTAGGGGGCACAACAAAGGAATAGCAGGTGTACCGCGTGAAGAATGGATAACGCGATTTGAAGCGCAACATGGCGCAGCGTATAGCTATGAACTATTACCCGACACTATATTAGCCACCCGCAAGATTCCTGTTTTGTGCCCTGAACATGGCTTGTTTAATCCAGTGGCTACGCACCATGTAAGGGCTAGCCGCTGCCCTAAGTGCGTTCGGGAAGAAGCAAGAAGCCGTAGCGGTTGGGGTAGTACAAAGTGGGCAGAAAGACAAAAGGAACGCTTTGCAAGCTTGTATGTGGTAGAAATGAAATCGGAGCAAGAGCGATTTTATAAGGTCGGCATAACCTATAACAAAGTAGGGCACCGGCTATCTGGCCTGCCTTATACCCATCAGATACTTGCTGTGTATCAGTCAATGGACGCCGTGTCTGTTTGGCGTTTAGAAGTGCGAATTAAGGCTCTGTATAAAGGACGTAAGTATATTCCTTCACAGGTATTTGCAGGCCGCCAAGAATGCTTTAGCAACATTGATGGACTAATAACCAATGTTCTCTATCCGTTGGCCGCACAGAGCTTGGGCGTGCTTAAGCAACCAGCCCAAGAACAAGCGGTGTTGTTCCCTCTATAGTGCGCCCGCGTAGCTACCGAACATCACCTTTAAAAGCCTTTTTCTACGCGTCAGGCTTCGCGGCTAGCGAGCTATATTGCATTTGACAACCCCGCCTATTCGGTTGGGGTTGTTCGTTTTTATGGCAGAGCAAGCACTGAATCCGCCCGACGTATTGCCTTATCTGCACTGTCTAGTAAGGCCCTATCTTGCTCAATAGTGGGCTGCCCTTCAAGCACGTACGGCCCTTGTTGTTTTGGTTGGCTCTCGCAGGATGTTAATACACTAAAAGATAGAGCCAGAAGAGATAGAATAGATTTCATGGGGATGAATGTAGTGATTAGGCACGAAAAAAAGCCCCAGTTGCTGACCGGGGCTTTTTCTTTATGCAATCTTGTTCATCTTCTCTTCAAACTCGCGGTATTCCTCTGGCATGGGGATGCCTAGTTCTCGACAAGCATGGTACATGATGTACTGATCAAGTGTAGAATAGCGAGGAACAGACGTAATCTGGCCGTTTTTAAGGTTACGAAAGACCAAATGCGTTCGCCTTTGGTCAATTCGATAACAGTATTTATAGCTTAAATAACTATCGAAAATAGCTAAGTCCATTGATTAACAAGAGGCAAGCTCTCTTTCAAGTGTAAATTCAAGCTTCTCTTCCGCTGGCAAGGCATCCAAAGCGGGATTGTGCGTTTGACTGGTTAGAAGCGCTAACGCTTGTGGGCGCTTATACACTTCAATCATGTGAGCAGTGGTTTCTAAGAGATTTTGATAGGCCTCTTCTTCTGTATTGCCTTGGGCGAAGATGCCACCAATCTCTTGAATCCGCCCGACGTATACGCCCGGCGATGCTCCTGGCTGAATAAGGCCAGTGAGTTTCAAGACTTGGGTTGACATGGTAGTTTGTGGTTGGTTGGCTCCTGGTATAACCAAATATACGGGCGCTGCTCCCATCTAGTATGCACTCATATGCACATTTCTGCAATTGCCCCTCAACTCTCCTACTAGCCTAGGGTAGAGAACTTCCCTCCCCTGTAGCCCGCCCCGCCCGATCCGTTCGACAACTTGCCCGCACTTCGCCCCCACTCCATTCAGGGGGCGGGTAGTTTCGTGGCATGGGGTTTATCGACCTGAAAGAAGTTGCTCAATTGAACGCCGAAGGGCAGTACGACCGCGTGACGTACTACCACGATACGACTACGTTCAAGGATAGCTCCCGGCGTGACGTCAACTTCAGCCCCCGCCGGTTTGATACCGTATCCGCCCCTCCGTATCCAACGCTACTCGGTTCCTATTGCAAGGGAACCGAGCTGGTGGAAGTCTACCACGCCGACGCACAGAATGGGCGCTCCCGCCTCGTCTTTACCGCCAATTCGCCGCAGTGTGCGGTAGCAGGTGGTGGGACGGGAGAGGGAGAAGGCGCCACCACGAGCGTTCACCCCGGCAATGACCGCAACGCCCCGGTAGGAGGGATTCTGCTGCGTCGGCTCTACCGGGCGGCCGTTTCGGGTGGGGTGGATGTGTTTCGCTACACCGATAAGTACTACGTTCCTTCCACCCGCTCTGATGTAGAGGTCGTCTCTACGCGCAACGAAGAGCGACGCCTACCGGATTACTACCGCCCCACCACGGAAATCATTGACCGCTGGTGCGCGGACTACGGTATTGCTCCGTTTACAGAGATCCGCGTGACCCACGGCGGGGAGGGAGCCAGCTTACGCACCCCAGTTGACAACGTGAGTACCTGCACGGTGCCGCCCTGCTCGTTTGCCCTAGCCCTGGGCAGAACCGTAGCAGCGGGCCCGTTGGGGCGGGGCGCCCAAGAACTACTCCCCTTGCGCAATACGGGGGAGGTGGTGTACACCCTGGGCAGTCCCGACAACCCCGAACAGCCCGAAGGCTACTTTGAATCCCTCCCCGTGGGGCGGTACGTGGGGTACGGACGGGAGACCCGCGACAATGGGTGCCGGGCCAGCCTGCCGTTTCGGGTAACGGCAACGTACGGGCCCCGCTACCGGATGCCCTACCGGGATTTTGACAACACAGCCTGCGAACTCTTCTTTGATTTTCGCGGCTACACGGGCCTTACCGAAGACCTACTAGGGCAGTCCAACGCGTGCAGCCTGGACTATCCCCAAGGAAGCAACCACGTGGTCGATAATGCCTTGCGGGGGTCAAGCATTGATATTCGGGTGCTCATCACCGAGCGCAATCAACTACTGGATACCTACTCCTCTGATGAGCGGTACGTACGCCTGCGCCTGCTGCGGGACGGCATAGAATGCTGGCGTGGGTGGCTCTTACCTGGGCAATATGATATTGCTCACCTGTCTCCGCCTAACGAGTTTAACTTAATGGGCACGGATGGGCTAGGCGCGTTAGCGGGGGTGCCGTTCGCTGATCCGGCGGGCAACCTACTCACGGGGCAGTGGACGGCCTTACAGGTGGTGTTGCACTGCCTTAATCGACTAGAATTAGACCTGCCGATTCACGTCCTTGATACGCTCTACCCCCAGGAAGCCAGCACCCAAGAGAGTTCATTTACGCAGTTTTCCGTCGATGTAGCCTCGTACCGAACCGACAAGGGGAAGGCGATGAGCTGCGAGCAAGTATTACGGCACCTACTGGATAGCCGCGGGGCAAGGATCTACCAAGACCCGTTTGTGCGGTGCTGGCGACTGGAGCGATTAACTGATTTGTCCATCACCCCCATGCAGTACTTCGCCTACTCGGCGGATGGGGAGCGGCTGCCGGACCCTGAACCAGAAGTACTGTTCTACTCTATTTCGCAACCTCCCCCAAATGATGATGGCGGGCCCTTCTACGTGGGCGGGCAGCAGCGCAAAGCTTTTTTGGAAGCCGTTGGCCGGGTGGAAATTACGGCTGAACCAGGAGAGCTACTCAACCTACTGGGCACGAGTGTGCGGTGGGCAGAAAAGGATTTTGACGAGGCGGGTAAGCCCGTGGGCTGGGGTGGCTCAGCTCCAACGGCGCGCGCCCTCCCGCTTAAAAAATCCGACCCCAACGGGCTGCGGTTGCAGGGCTCGATTACCGGCCCGCCCGGCTTGTATATCCAAACGCCTCCCACCATTCCGCTGGTCTCGCCTCCGCATCCGGTGGGCCCCTTGCACGTGACGATTACGGCGCGCATCGTGGCCGTGGGAGGAACCATGTCAGAGAATTTAGACTACGCCGCCCTGCCCCGCATGCAGGTAGCCGTGCGGCAGGGGTCTACGTGGCTGGCCGTGGGTAACTCGGGCACGAGTGAAACCCAAGTGTTTACGCAACCAATGGTATTTGATGCCACGGATAAGGACATCACGATTCAGTTGAACGCCTACTCCAAACCTGGCTTACTGGCTGAACCGGTGGTTGTTCGTTTGTATCAGATTACCCGCGGCTCGGCGCCCCGCTACGATGTGGAAATCACCAAGCTCGCGTTGGAGTGGGAGGGAAGCTACTACGCCCGCGAAAACTACCAAGACTCCATCGAAGAAATATCCGACGCCTTATTCACCTTAGAGGACAAAGCGCTTACGCTCTTTCACACGGATACACCGGGCGCTCGTTTACAAGGCACCATGCTTGGCCCTACAGGGCTGCCTACTTCCGCTTGGTTTCAGCGTGATGCACTTACTACCCTTACAACGCTGCCTGCTGTTTTGCTTGCTGAGCGGGCTCAACTCCAAGCAACGCCAGTAGGAAAGCTCACCGGCACCCTACGTGGGCGGGTGCATCCGTGCGCCCTGCTCACCGACCCGCAGGAACTGACCCCTACGGTTTACCTCATCACCGCGGCCACCATCAACGACGTGGATGCCACCACTGAGTTCACGGCGGTGGAGCTGCTGTCGCTCGGGCTGCCGGCCGCTGAACCCAACGGGCTACTCGTCACCGAAGATGAGGACCCAATCCTTCTCCAATCCGGCGGGTACGCACTAGCGGAAGATGGCGACGGAGAATAGAAAGATTTCGGAGTTTCAGTACAAGTCCGAGCTAGATGCAACGGACTTTATTCCTGGGATAGACCTAGAGAATCCTGACCCAGCGAAGCAGAACGTCAAGTACCCCCCCACAGCGGTTGCCCGCTACGTCAACCCCCTGTTTCAGCGGGCCAACGCCTCGCAGGTGCAGATTGGCCTAGAGCAGCGCGACAACCAAGAGCAGGACGGCTATACCGTTGTGGAGCTACTTGCTCCGGTGGGTGGGGCGGCGCTCGGCCTGTACTTCTCCTACGACAGCGCAAGCCAGCTGCAAAAGCGCCTGGTCTACACCCATTCGTACACGGGCAATCCCTACACGACGGAGTGGAACGAAATGGGAGGGGAGCGCAGCGCCCGCCGGTTCACCTCCACCAGGGACTATCAACAAGATGAGTTGGTTCGGTATGCAATCGCGGGGCAGGATCGGTTTTTCTCGGCCACACAAGAACTGCTCCGCACCAACTACGACGGTGGGGAAGTCCCCGCGCCCACGGGACTGCTAGATGATGTGAACTGGCAGGAAGTCAGCGGGGCGGCGCCCGCTCCGCTGTTTGTGGTGGCTGATGAAGCGTTTGTGCAAGCCCAAGCCCTACTCGGGAAACTTGTACCCGGTCTGCTCTACCGCATCACCAACCGCGTGGACGACCCCTTGGTGGACGTGCTCGCGGTAGCGTTTACTTCCTCTGCCTTCGCCGCGCAGGAAGCCTACGAGGTAGCCTCTGATGCGAATGAGCCTTTGTTTCCTGTGGCCTACGCGCTATCCACGGGGCTTACCTCGGCGCGCATGGGTGGCGCGGGCGGGGGAGAGAGTACGTTCCTGGCCGATATTCCCGTGTCGCTGAGCAACGGCAAAACCCTGGGCAAATATCCCAACGGGTCTACTATTCCAGCGCTAGGAAAATCCTTCGAGCAAGTACTGCGGGACATTGCCATTGAGGACATTTATCCGACCTATTCCACGGCAAGCGAAAGCATTCAGCAATCCGCGGCTAGTGATGGGGAGGTAGGCGAATCCCTACCCAACACCCTCACGGCTCGATTCAACCAAGGCGACGCGGGAGCACTAGAGGAACACCGCATCTATCTAAACGATCAGTTAGTGGAAGGCGGCGCGGATTTCGACAATCCGTTTTCCGTGCAGGTCAACATGACACGCACCTTGGCGCCTCAGCGCATCTACGCCCGCGCGGATTACGCCGCGGGCCCGCGCAAACCGGTTCTCCCTTCGGGGCGCTTAGACGAGCGGACGCCCCAAGTGCGCAATTCTAGCGCTCCCCAAGCAGCAGAAGCGAATCTACAGAGTGGTACGCTCTTCTTTAGCGGTCGTTGGAAAAGCTATGTCGGCACATCTACAGCAACGAGTCTAGACATGGCGGGCCTGCTTGCGCTAGGCGGGGGGGTGTTGCAAAGCGGCCGCAGCAGAACCGTAACCGGCGTAACCGCGGCCAGTGGGCAGTACCTCTACTACGCCTACGAAGCCAGCGCAGGCGACCTAACCAATATCATCCTAGACGGCGCCGCCCCCGTGCTAGGCGCCTTTCAAAAACTAGCTGATGTGCGTGGACAGAACGTCCACGGAGTGCCCGTGACCATGCGCGTGTACCGCAGCAACGCGCCCAATGCTTTCCTCAACAACTCGCTGGCCTTCTCGTAATGTCCATTAAACGCCCTGATTTATACGAGCACCAAAACGACGACCTCGCCATTGTCGATAGCGACGGGGTGCGGGGTGGGCGGCGCGTTGTTGCCAGCCGGGCGGAGCTGTATGCGCTAGTTGAGAAGGCGGATCAGCTTAAGCAAGACGTAAGCATTGTTCGCATTCTCTCGGACTCAGAGAACAGCAACACGCCGACAGAAGTCCTGCTCGTTGACGACGCGAACATTGGGACTGCGGCCGGGTGGCAGTTGTATGCAACGGGTGGAACTGATGGGACGCCCACGGACCCGGGCGCCGACTTCGTGCTGTACACGGGCACGGGGCAGAACACCGATGGGGCCATGACCCAAAAGGCCACCACGGACGCACTTAACGGGAAAGCAAATAGCGAGCACACCCACCCGGCCGAACAGGTAACCGGGCTGGGAAGAGTTGCCTACACGAATGATTACAACGATCTAGCCAACAAGCCGACTATCCCCACGGGGGAGGACGCCCCGCTGGTGGTAACCATCACCTACGCGGCGCTGGTTGCGCTGGCGGAAAACCGGGCCATCGTACCCGGGCAAACCTACCGCATCACCAACCGCCCTGCGCACACGGATGACCATGCTGGTGCGATTGTGTGGGCCAGCTTTGATGAGCCGTACCCAGGCTATGCTCACCTAGCTAGAGTAGAAGGAGTAGAGGAAGTATTCTTTTACTACGTTCCCAGTGATACCCTCACCGAGCGCACCGATGTACGCAACGGCTGGCGGGATTTACCCCGAACTGCCAACGATAGCACGACCATTGAGGCGTTTTTCGATGCTCGCTACACCGTAGGAGTTCCGTTCCCGGACTTTGCTCCTGGGGTATTCAAGAAAGGTACAGGCACCTACAATCCGGTTGATACTTTCTCGTACCGGGCCAAGCAAGACCTAAACGCGACGGCAGCCCCCGGTTCTTATAATAACTGGTCCCAGTTCTGGACGCGCCTTGGCTATGATGATTCGGTACTTGCTCCCGTTGCCAAATCGAATAGCTACAACGACCTGGCGAATAAGCCGACTATTCCGGCTCCTTACAATGATTCGGAGCTACGGAACCTAGCCACGGGGGCTCGGCAGGACGCCAACACCGCTATTAGCCTAGCCTACGCATCGTTTCGGGGGTGGGGGTTCCGGCAAGCTCTCCCTATTTACTCGCACGACCTGGAGAGTCTACTCGAAGACCCCCGCATGCGGTTTGGCACCATTGAGCAATTAGTTAGCCACTACGATGTAAGCCGGGATGTGCTCACTACGCAAGTAGAAGGCTTCAACGGCAATGACAACGTGCTGTATCTCAACGGCCACACCCTGCAACTACCGGCGGTGGTGCGGGACGTGCGCTTGGCGGGCGACGGAGGAAGCGTACTCCCCCATCCTACGGGCGCTTTCCGCGTGCCAGGTACCCGGCTGTTTAATTCCATCATCAACGATACCACATTCAAGCCAGAGGGTGGGCAGTTCCACCTCTACGGGACCAGTCTTGTTCCCATCAACCGCCCCACCCAGCCGTGGTACGCAGGTACGAACGGGGGAACCATCATCCTAGACGCGGGGTGCGCAGAACCAAAGCACCCCGAACCAGCCGCGGGAACCAGCAACGTGCAGGTAGCACGCCCACCCCGGCCAGTGAATTACTGGTTCGCTTACCAAGCAGGCCAAGCTACCTATCCACTGCTAGCTGGGACACTATCTGTGCACGCCGTGGTGGCTGACAAGAACGAAAGCCTCTTTGAGGACGACGGCCATTTCACGCTGAACCTCGCGGGTAGCCTACCTACCATGACGCTATCAGCGGGTGTGCTAGCCGAGCTAAACCCAGGGGATAAGGTGCATACGATGCTCTGGACAACAGGTGCCCGCCCGGCTACCGTGGTAACACCACCAGTAGACCCGCCAGCAACAGGGAATAGCTACGTGGAAGACGACTATGTAGACGACGATTACGTGGACTGATATGGCCTTTGGAGATAAACAAAAGAAGCTTCTAGCCACAGGAATTACCCTCACGGCCCGCAATAATGGAATTACCCTGCTCGCCAATGCGGGCTTTATCAACCTCATCGCCTTACACGACTAAGTATGTTTTACAGAGATGTTCTTGGTCGCAAGCTGACCAAAGAGGAAGTAGACGCCAATTTTCGGGAGTTGGTACAGTCTATTGCAGACGGGCTAAGTAGCCTTCCGCCCCCAGTAGCCGGTGGTGGGACTGACGGCAAGTACTACGCCTCCGCTGCGGGTGCTGTCGGCGGGGCCAACTTCCTGACCGGAGCCGTGCCCGACGCCGACGACACGGCGATACTACAGTCCTTGCTCAGTATCAACGGGCCGAAGCACATTGTCATTGACCGCGTGTGCCCCACGTCAGCGCCGCTGAAGCTCAACTCCGATACGACGCTTGAATTCATCAACGGCGGGGCCATCGTACTGAAGCCTAACTCCAACTGCAACGTGTTGGAGGATGCAACCTATAGCACACAAGCAGGCGTGTACACCACTAAAAACTTGTCGTTTATCAACCTGCGAGTGAACGGCAACGGCTACAGCAACGGTGCCTTCCAGCAAATCCACCACCGGTCCGATGGCTGGAATGTGGGGCTGCGCCTAGCGGGCGTAGAGAACGTGGTGCTGGTTAATCCGTGGATGCGCAACTGCCGCACGTTCTGCTCCTTCATTAACAACTTCCACGCCGTGCGCGTGATGGGAGCCTTTGCCGACCAGCCAAAAGAGGCGCCCTACGGCAATCTGGATGGCTTCAAGTTCTGCGGCCCCTACAATGATTTGCGGGTAGTAGGCTTGCGGGGCTACACCAAGGACGATATTCTGAGCTGCGTGGCCTGTGACGTATGGGTGCCTACCGCCGCCCAACTCCCCGCTGGCGGCAACGAAACCAACACGGGGGTAGACTCCCGCGCTACCTACGGCCGCGCCACCAATGGCTATATCAGCAACCTGGTGTTTGAAGATACGGCCATGTGCGTGCGGGTGATGAGCAAGAATAGCCTGCTGGACAACCACACGTTCGAGAATGTCAGCGGCTCCACCCAAGGCGGGGTATTCCTGATTGACAACTTCACCATCGGGGGGCAAAGCCCAAACTTTCTCTACGACAATGCCCCCGGCGATGGAGGGGGCAACCTAAGTACCCTCACCTTTAAGAATGTAAACGTAAGCGGCTTGGTGGGGCAGAATAGCCTCGGCTTTTTTGCCCTCGGTGGCCGCATTCGGGATGTGGAGTTTATCGACTGTCACTTCCTGGATACTAGTTCTAGTGAGCCCTTTATCCGGGTACACGGCACGGGGCAAATCAACAACTTGCGGGCGCAGGTGAAAGCCTACAGTGGCAGTGGTGCCACGGTAGACGTGATTCGTTCCAGCGGACAGATTGCCAACCTGTTTCTCAACGCGATCAGCTACGAGCGGCCGGGGTCGGCCAACAACTCGGCTATCTTCCGGCAGGAAGCCGGCAGCACGGGCCGCATTGTAACCAATGGATTGTACGCCAAGAATACGGGGGCTCATATCGCTTGGAGTGGGGGCAGCATCGGCTTAGTTCACACGGTAGGGGCCGGTGGCACGGGGCTACTCAGTGGGCACGGACATATCGACTTGGGCGGTAAAACACTCGCTGCGGCGAATATGAGCGGGTTTGATCCGTATTTCACGACCCATCATAACGGCTCCATTACCCTGACGCGGGGAGATGCCTTCAGCACTTCCACCAGCGGCGGTGGCACCACCCCGCCCGCGGGCAGCGCGCCCACAGCACTGGACATCACGGCCACGCCAGGCGATGGGCAGGTGACGATTCAGGCCAGCGGCGGCCAAGGCGCCACCTCGTATGCGCTCTATAGAGGCACCAACAGCAGTGGCATACTGCTCTCCACCAGCTTTCCTTATACCGATACAGGACGTGCCAACGGCACCCCGGTTACCTACTACGCCACCGCCACCAACGCCAACGGCACGGTATCGGATACGGCAACAGCCACGCCGCAAACAGGAGCTACGCCCCCGCCGCCACCACAGGAGGGGGATAACGTGGGGACGTATCCCACGAATGCCCTGGTGGCACACTGGTCGTTTGAGGAAACCAGCGGTGACTACGCGTCCCGCGTTGGTTCTCACACGCTCACGCGCTCCAATAACCCCGCCAGCACTACGGACGGTAAGTTTGGGCGCGGGGTTTCATTCGACCGCAACCTGCAGCAACGCCTGCTCGGCGGCTCGAATATCAACCTGGGTACTGGCTTTACCCTGTGCGGGTGGATGAAAATCAACGACACGGCCACGCAAATCCTGCTCTCCAAGTGGACCGATGGCAATACAGCAAGGCAGGAGTTTGTCTTCTACCAAGACGGCGGTAAGCTCAAGTTTAATATACGTGCTACGGGCAGTGGCACCGACGCCTACCGGGAAAGTGAGTGCCTGGCCCCCGCCGCAGGGCAACGGGTGTTCGTGGCCTTGCGCTTCAACGGCCAAAACAGCTACGTAACTACCAACGCAGAAGCCCCTGGTGCAGTCGTTACGACGATAGTTAGTCAAGACTTGGTGACCCCGCTAATGCCTCCCTCGTCTACCCCCTTTGCCGTGGGTGGGTATTCAGAATCGACGGACATCACCATGAACGGCATCTGGGATGAACTCTCTTACTACAGCCGCCCGCTGATTGAAAACGAGCTGCTCTACCTCTACAACAACGGCGCTGGCCGAGCCTTCCCCGCCTAATTCTACCTGGTACGCTCGGCACTACTACGGTGGTGCTGAGCTGCCCCCTCTCTACGATCACACCTAGCGCCTTCTGTGCCACCCTTATACCCACCGGCCCGCCTGGGTCGTGACACATGTTCAAAGAAATATGGCCCTACTTAATCCCCTTTATTAGTTCTCTCCTCAGCGCTGGGGTGGGGTACTGGCTAGCTGGCCGCAACCGGGCTATTGCTGAGACTAGTGCGCAGAAGGAGAAGCGCGAGAAAGCTGAAAAGGAGCAAACTGCCGAAGTCGCTGCCTTACGTGGGGTGTACACCACCTTGGCTGCCTCTTTTGAAGAGCGCAAACGACTGGCCGATGCCGCCCGCACGGAAGACAAGCTCAAGTTCGAAAGCGACTTGGCCGCCGTCACAGGCATTCTCAAAGAGTTCACCGAAGCCCAACGCCTATTAACTGGGATTGCGACCAACGTCGCCAACCACGAAAAGCGCCTAGACCGGCACGAAGCGGACTTCCGCCACTACAACGACACGCTCGACACCATTCGCGACCACCTAAACCAGCTGGCCTTGCGCGCCGGCCCCCGTCATGCTCCGTAACACGCCCGAACCCTCGTACCGCCAAGCACTGCGCGAAGTGGCCGCCGATCTGGCCGGACAGCGCGACCAACTCCTGCGCGTGCACGGCACGCTGGCCCTGCGCATTGGCGACCTCACGCAACCCCTGGCCCTCGAAGCGGCCTTGTTCACCTCCGCCCACGGTATGGAAGGAGTGCAGATGGCCCTGCTTCCTTCCCCGCACGGGGCGACATACTCCCATATGAGTGTCGTGGGTCGGGTGGGGGTGCGGTGCGAGAAAGTAAGCGTACACCACCACGTTCGCATTTACGTGCTCCAAGGGAGACTGCGCTGGTGGCAAGCCAATACCGGCAATCAAGCGCGCGAAGTAGTAGCTGGGCAGACCCTTGAGATAGCCCCGCATGAGGAGCACGGCTTTGAAGTGCTAGAAGAATACCATTCCTATAACGTGTTCACCCCGCCACTATGAGGGATCTGCCTACGCTGCCACCGGGGCAGTTGCATCTACTAGGAATTGTCCTGCTATGCTTTCTGGTGGTGTTTGTCGTGCCTCGCTTAGGACTTCTAAAGACCTGGCGCGACATCACCGTGGATACCCGCACGGGTCATACCGTCGCCAAAGACTTGTTCAAGGCCACCGCCTTTTACGTGGGCGTGAGCCTGTGCTGCTTCATTGCCTATGCAGACTTCAATAAAGGTCGCCCCATTAGCCCCGAGCCAGCCTTATTTCTATTAGCCTACTCCCTTGGGGCAGCGGGGCTGAAGGTGTACGAGAACTACGCCAACCGCAAAACGGCCACCGATGCGGGGCAACCCCTCACAGAGCCGGGCTACTCGCCCCCCATTCCAATGCCGCAAGTTCCTAACCCTAACGTGCCACCAGCACCACCTACTTCATGAAACAACTACTCTACGTCCTTAAGCGTGACCGCCTAGAAATACGGGAGGCATGGCGCCTAACTGATAAAAGGCCACTGTGTCTATCCTTATTATACCTGGCGATTATCCTGTGCCTGCTGCTTGCCAGCTGTAGCACCGCCCGCCGTGCCGCCCGCAAGGAAGCGAAGGCCGCCCGCGCCCTTCCCACGACCACGGTAACCAAGGTGGTCCAGCCATCGGGAGACACAACCACGGTACGTGTGACTACCCCACCCAAAACAGGGGCCGGCAGAGTACTAGCCAAGGTATTTGGCAAGAAGCCCGCGCAGGTGCAGACGCTGGGCAGCACCATCATCCTGCCACGGAATAATAAGAAAGGCGCTATCAGTATTAATACGGGCTCCGGTACGGCCACCGCAACTATGGTCGGCAAGGTCAAGGCTCCCACGGCTATTGGGGATAGTGCCGTCGCGCAGGACTACACCAAACAAGGCCAGCGGGGCGGGGCCGCCGCGAGTGGGAGGGGAGCCACGGCCACGAATACTCAGTCGAAAGGCATTAGCCCCTGGGTGTTCCTAATTCCAGCGGCGCTTTATGGGGTGTGGTACCTACTCGCGGGTACGCTGTGGGGGAAACTTCAGGTGTGGTTACCCGCCCGCAGTAGGTGGAAGTGGGTGCTTGGAGTACTGGTTGTGCTAGTGGTTGGGTTCCTTTTACTCTTCTAAGTATATGCTCACGTTGCCTAGCAAGTACGTGTGGTTGCTCCGGGAGGGGGCACCCAAGATTCTAGTGGAAGCCTTGAAGCTGTACGGCACCCGCGAAATCGTTGGCGCGCAGCACAGCCCCGAGATACTAGCGTGGGCTCGAAAACTAGGTATGAGCCGCGACTACACGATGGACGAAACGCCGTGGTGTGGCCTATTTATGGCGGTTTGTGCCGCGAATGCCGGGTACACCCCCGCCCGCATTGCCCTGCGTGCCAAAGACTGGCTGAATTGGGGGCGCCCGGTAGGGCAGCCCATGCTCGGGGATGCCATTATCTATACCCGGGTAGGGGGTGGGCACGTCGGGCTGTACGTGGGAGAGGACACCACCCATTATCATACGCTCGGTGGAAACCAGGGAAATGCGGTGTGCATTGCCCGCCTACCCAAATCGGCCGCCGTGGGTTTCCGGCGCTCCCCCTTCCAAGTAGGACAACCCCCCAATGTTCGGCGCATCTTCCTGCAAAGCACGGGGGTAGCTGCTCCCGTTTCCGTGGTTTAATTCTTCACTCCTTACTCTCTTACTCGTATGAACTCCTTCTTTCGTTGGCTGCCTATCTGGCTTGTATTTGTTGTCTTTGCCCTGCTGTTGTGGGGTATCTCGCTCTTGGACTTGCCGGAAGGTGCTCCTAGGGTACTCGCCTTTCTGGTGTGGTTCGCCCTCTTTCTAGGGACGTGGTACACGTCCTATAAAGCGCATAAGTCGTGAACTGGCTGCCCTTGGTACTGACCCTCTGTGCAACAGCCGCGTACGCCAACGCCTGCGCCGGAGAGGATGCCTACTTGATTGCCCGCAACTATGATGTGTCGCATCTATGGCAAGCGCGGCAACGGGGTATTGCGCTAGGGTTCTTTACCCTCCTGGCGTATTCTACCTTGCTCGTACGCCTAACGGACTGGTGGCAGGTACTAGCACCTGTGGCTGCGTTTGGCGCCGCCTTGAGCTTCTTTGGGTTACTCTTTGACCTGTACCTAAATAAGCGCCGGGGGCTAGCCTGGCACTACACCGGTACGGACCTAAGTACAGCCGCAACGGATAAGAAGGTAGCCCAACTGGGAATCAGCGGGCCGGTATTCGTTGGCTTAAAGGCGGTCTGCGTGGTGTTGTGCTCTGTACTTGCGGTGGTGCTGGCAACGTAGTAGCGTTATCCCCTTTGTGTCTCATACCCAAACTCCGCCCCATCTGCTCGTAACAGGTGGGGCGGAGTATTATACTTTGATGGCTGAAAGTATAATAACGTGTTTCTTATTCTATCTTACCCTCTATGGCCCGGTACGCACGCTACGACTACGACGATCCGAATAAACCCTCGTGGTGGGTTAAGCCGCTCGCTGCTGCTGTTCTAGCGGTGGGGGTGGCAATACTACAACAGTGCCAGGGGTAGGGGGAAAGATAATGGTAGCACTACCTAGGGTGCCGGGGAGGGAGAGGGTTTTCATAGCAGAAGAGAGAAGGTTAGTTAAAAGCTGCATCACCTGTTGCGGCGGGGCCAGCGCCGCGCCAATCATCGGGGGTGGGAGGGAGCCAGCCGGGCCCATCGGTGCCCGTGGCGCGCATGGGCGGGGTGTCTTCCGTGCGGCTCACGTACATGATGCCGAGTTCCTTGGCAATGCGCTGCTCCCGAATCTTGGAGTAGTGCCGGTTCATCACAGTTTCCGTATCACCCATCATAGCCGCGACGGTTTCCCCGCTTACGCCTTGGTCGCGGTGGTGCTGCGAGAAGGAGGCCCGTGCAATCTTGCAGGTAAGGGGCAGGGACAGCTCCAGCGCCGTGGATATTTCCTTAAGCTTGCGGTTGGTGTAGGCGTTGTCTAGTCGTGGCAGCACGTAGCGGCGCCGTTCCAGCAGCCGAGAAGCGTCTTTTAAGATGGGTACCGAGAAGCCTTCGGGTTTACGACGAATCATCTTTTGGCGCACCATGCGAATCCAGTCTTGGGGATTGCCATCGACTAGTGTTCGGTAGGTGAAGGTGCTAGGTTCAGTAGCGTACCGGATGTAGTCCACGTAGGAAAGGCCCGTGTAGTACATGAACAGCCACATATCGGCTACCTCGCGCAAGTACAGGTCCGTAAACACCGCCGTTTCCAGCTTGCGCACGTCTTCTCTCGGGAGCGAAACGGGCACGGTGGCTTCGGCCGCCGACTCGTAGCGGAACCCATACAGCACATTGCTCGGCAACAGGTCATGTTTGGCGGCGTAGGCCAGCACCATTTGCAGCATGTTTACCTGCTTGCGCATGGTCCAGTCGTTGTGGCCGTGGTCCTGGCTCCACTGCTCGAGCTTCAGGCCGGTTTGCATGGTCACGTCGGAAGCCAGTAAATCTGGTTGGCGTAGGCCTTTTTGTAAGAATAGTTTCAGATTGGATAGACGAGTTGCGTAAGAGCGCAGGGTACTGGGGCTTTTTTTCAGTGCCGCCCGCTGCATGGCTTGCTCGAACTGGTCGAATAACTCAACTAGTCGCAGGGGTTTGGACTCTGCCGATCCACCGCCGCGCCAGTCTTCCGCTACTTGTTTGGCCGTGTAGGGCCTGCCTTTCTTGCGGTACTGTTCGCGCTTTTCATCGAGTTCGTCATAGATGCGTTGCAGGCGGCGGTTCATTTCATCCACCCAGTCCGCGTTCATGCCCGCGCGGCGATCCTTTTTAGCAGCTGGTAATTGCACCCGGATTTTATGCCCACCCCAGTAGGCGGCGGGTACGTCCACATTGGTTGTGATTTCGGCCCGGCCGTTGAGCGTAAGCCGCAAGGAGATGGGCGCGCACCCCACCGCGTCTTCACGGTTGGCGCGCCGCCAGAAGCGTAGCGACATCTTTAATTTGTAAGCAGTCATAGCAATAGGGTAGTGGTACAGAACTGTAATACTAACGCTATTAGTAGACTGTAGGTACAT